AAATCAAAAAGAATAACATCGAAAAGAATAACATCGAAAAGAATAACATCGAAAAGAATAACATCGAAAAGAATAACATCGAAAAGAATAACATCGAAAAGAAAAGCAATAAAAAAAGGATATAAAAAAAGAAATTCAAAAACAAAACGAAGAAAAATGTGAAGAAAATGTGAAATTATTATGTATGTATTTATGCATTTTTATACTATCCATATGGATTAAGATAAAAATGAAATTAAATATATTGGTCTAATGTATAGATAAGACTATGAGCCAAGAAGAGATAAAAATTATATCCAATTTGATAAATCCCCTTCCTCCAGTGGAAGGATTGTTGGAAGACATGGATGAATTCTTCCAATCCATGGACGAAAAAACCAAAAAAACCTTTTTGGGATATAAAAAACCCAAACAAGAAAAAGTGTTGAAACTCATGAAAAACCCCGAATTGCAGGCCCTTTGGAACAGTTTGCCCGAATCCAAAAAGAAACAATTGGACAAACTCGAGTTGGATGTGAAATATGACCTATTGTATTCCATGTTGGCCGCAGAAAAAAAGAAGGCTCCCGTACCCGCCCCTCGCGATACATTGGACTTGAAGACCGAAGAAGACCCGCCCTCCAACAAACACATCGCCCCCTCGGAATTGTTTTCCCCCGAAGGTTCCCCCGAAGGAGAAGGCGAAGAAGAGAAGCCCCGTCACGCCGCCACAAAAACATCCCAACAAAAACGATTGGATGAACTGGTGGACCTCTATTATGGTTCCGCGCCCTATCGGTTTGACAGCATTAACAAACAACACGAGTTGGAAGTCCGTTTCGGCACCAAGGGCATCAAACCATTGACCCGCATTGATTATGACAATGTGATTAAATATTTATTGTCCAATGGATTTAAAATCGTGGGCGACACCGCAGGACAATATCTGCTTCGTATCCAGTGCGAATTTTTAGACAGCGCGAGTGGCCGAATCAAATTATCCGATGTTCGAACGGAAATAAGCGGCCTGCACGAAATTCAAAAATACTGCGAATCCAATCATCCGAAAACATTGACCCCTTCGGCCGTCGTCAATATCCAAAAAAAACCCGTGTTTGTACAAGAGAAACGCGTATTCCCCGTCGATTTCGACGAGTTTAATTTCCGCGTCTCCTATCAAATCGAAAACAATATTCAGAAAGGACTGCAACACTTTCTCTATGAAAACTGGAACAAATCCAAAAAAGAATTTCGGTTTATCAATCGTGTCACCCTGCAACATCCCGATTATCCTTGCAAGGTGGATATCAGTATTACCAAACACGGCAAAAGAGGCGAAGACCGTTTCGGCAAGGCCAATCGCGGACCTACGATTCGCACCTATACCATGACCGAATCACAAGTATTGCAGGGAGAAGAAAATTACGAAATTGAAATCGAAATGGACAATGGCAAATTGGGGCCGCCCACTCCCTTTGTCCGACCCGCACCCGTTGCAGAGGCGTTGCGCAAAACCATTAAATACGTGCTGTGCGGACTGCAAAAAACAGCGTATCCCATTTCTTATCCAGAGCAGAAACAGGTCCTAGAAGCATATATGAAAATGATTTGGAAAGAAGAATATGACCCCAGCCGTTATATTTCTAGCAAATATTTCATCGGCCCCAATTCCATCACGCTCCAATTGGCCAATTTGGCGGAGAACAATGATACCTCCAATGAAGTCACCGTTCGAAAAGATTTTCTGGTGACCGACAAGGCGGACGGAGACAGACACCTGCTCTTTGTCGCCGAAAATGGGAAAATCTATCTCATCAATACGAATATGAATGTGATCTTTACCGGTGCCAAAACCAAGGAGACAGCGTATCACAATACTCTCTTGGACGGCGAATTGATTTCTCATGACAAATTTGGAAAATATCTGAATTTATTCGCCGCATTCGACATTTATTATTTCGGCGGCAAAGATGTGCGCGAAAACACGTTTGTTTTATCCGACGATGCTGCCACTACATCCAAAAAAATGCCACCTTGTCGGTATTCCCTCTTGAAACGCGTGGAGAAAAACATACAAATGGTCTCCATTTTATCGGTGGATGCCTATCGAACGGAAAAAGTCACACAAATCGTTCGTCGCAATGCAGATGCCATCGCGTGTCCCTTGCGATTTCAAGTGAAAGAGTTTTATCCGATGGGTAAATCCCAAACCATCTTTGAAGGATGCAATGATTTGCTGCAAAAACAACGCGAAAACCGATTTGAATATATCACCGATGGATTGATTTTCACCCATGCTTTTTATGGGGTCGGGTCCAATGCCGTGGGAAAAGCGGGACCCAAAACCAAAATGACCTGGGAATATTCCTTCAAATGGAAACCGCCGCAATACAATACCATTGATTTTCTGGTCACCACCGTGAAACGCCCCAATGGAGACGATATGGTCCAGAATTTGTATGAGGATGGACAAAACAATGCGGTCGTCGTGCAAAATACCGAATACAAAACCATTGAATTGCGGTGCGGATTTAAAGAGTCCAAAGACGGATTTATCAATCCCTGCCAGGATGTCATCGACGACAAATTGCCAGAGACCAAAATCCGCTACGACGAAGACCACCAAGAAGACGATTATGTTCCCATGCGGTTTTATCCCACAGAGCCGTATGACCCGAATGCGGGGCTATGTAACATCTTGTTACGGTCGGATGGTGCAGGTGGAAAAAAGATGTTTTCCGAAGACAATGAAGTGTTTGAAGACAATACCATCGTGGAATTTCGCTACGATTTCAACCAAAAAGAGGGATGGAATTGGATACCGTTGCGCGTTCGTTATGACAAGACGATGAAACTGCGAAGGGGAGAAAAAGAATACGGAAATGCCTACAAAGTGTGCAATGAAAATTGGAAATCGATTCACCCCAATGGTCGCATTGACGAGGAAATGTTATGCACGGGACAAAATATACCCAGTGTGATTATCAGCGAAGACATTTATTACAATACAACTACGTGTCGTCGATATTGCACCAAGGGGCTGAAAGACTTTCACAATTTGGTCGTGAAGAAAAAACTCATTACTACAACATGTCAGCCAGGAGATACATTGATTGATTTTGCCTGCGGGAAAGCAGGGGATTTGCCGAAATGGATCGCCGCGAAATTATCCTTTGTGTTTGGCTTGGACATTTCGAAAGACAATTTGGAAAATCGACTGGATGGGGCATGTGCACGATTTCTAAAATGCAAAAAAACGAACAAACATGTTCCCTATGCACTCTTTGTGAATGCCAACAGTGCCTATAATATTCGAAACGGCACGGCGCTGTTAAATGAAAAGGCCAAACAAATTACGATGGCGGTCTTTGGACAAGGAGTGAAGGATGAGACCAAGTTGGGCAAGGGGGTGGTTCGCCAGTATGGCAAAGGAACGGATGGGTTTCATGTCTCTTCTTGTCAATTCGCCATCCATTATTTCTTTGAAAGCATGGACAACGTCACTGGATTTTTGCGAAATGTGGCGGAATGTACGCGTCACAATGGGTATTTTATCGGAACGTGTTATGATGGGAAAATGGTGTTTAATGAATTGCGCAAATTGAAAATGGGGGAAAGCGTGCAATTGATGGAAGAGGGGAAAAAAATATGGGAAATCGTCAAAGAATATAGTTCCGAGACAATGGAAGACAATTCGACTTCCGTGGGATATAAAATCGACGTATATCAGGAATCCATCAATCAAATGATTTCCGAGTATTTGGTCAATTTTGATTATCTGAACCGTATTATGAGCGCGTATGGGATGGAAATCATTTCCGAAGAAGAGGCGAAACAGATGGGTCTGCCGAGTGGGTCTGGATTGTTCCGTGATTTGTATCTGCAAATGTTGGACGATATTTCGGCGCATCCTTACAAGGCAAAAGAATATGGACAAGCACCAGATATGACACCTTCGGAAAAGAAAATCTCTTTCTTGAACCGATATTTCGTGTATAAAAAGGTGCGCGTGGTGAATATTGACAACGTGCGATTGGACATGGAAGAGGGGGAAAAACCCGCCGTGGAAGAAACCCAAGAGTTGCAAAAGGTGGCGAAAGTTGTCAAAAAGGTGGCCAAGAAAAAGGCGGTAGAAGCAACCCCAAAGGCCAAAATAGTGAAATTAAAGAAAAAAATCGTCTTGGTACAAGATGAGGAGGATGTCTAGTCACTCCTTTCCTTCTTTATATATTATATTTGAGCAACAGGGACTGAGGGATTAAATGGTGGGTATTCATTATTTTTTCCAATTTTTTATAACATTTATTAATGGTCACCTCGCTCGTTTCGCTGACCGCTTTGATGTTGCGTTTGCAGATATTCAAATGAAAGATTTGCGAAACGAAATAAATAATTCCAGCGGCGATGGAAGGCGGGGTATTTTCGGTCATCCATTTCATTTGCTCCACTTTTTTCGACATGAATTGGCAAAACTTGGTGAGTTCTTCATTCATCAATAATTTACTGCAATATCGCTCAATAAACGAATGAGGGGATACATTACCAAAATCCGTCTTGTCCTTGTTGTCCATATTTTTCTCTAAATCGTTGATAATCGTAATTGCATTTTTGCATCCTTTGGTCGCACTGGTCACGTCCAAATGAAAGATGGATGCGATTTCTTTGGCCGTTCGAGGATATTTATTCACGCGAAACGAAATATAGATAGAGGCTGCTAAAATACCATCGCGGTTGTCTCCTCGAAAGGTGACATTGTAATCCATCACCATTTTATGATACTTGATGGCGTCGTCAATAAATATTTTGGGAATACCCGCATTTTGCGCCATGATGGTAATAAACTGAAATTCGTCATATTGTGACTTTTCTTTGTAGGGCATAGATTGCCATTCGGTATGCCTGCGGATTTTCTTCATTTCATAGGAGGAGGATTTGGAGCACAGCACTTTGCACCCATAGGAAGATTGAAAGAGTGGATTGATGGGTATTCCACATCGGGTGGGGTTGGTGGAATGGCAGTCTTCGGCACCATAATACCTCCATTCGGCGGCTTGATTGACCAAATCTTTATATACAATGCCGCAATTGGCATTGGTGCAAGTTAAAAATCCCTCTTCGGAATAGACCAACATGGTTTGACATCGTTCACATGTTTCGCGATTGTTGTGTCCGTAAATGCATTCTAGGGGAACCTTCTTTTTTTCCGTGTTTTCAATTTCTTCATGGAAGATGGTCCAGAGGGCGTCGTTTTTTTGTCTCTTTTGACGGACGCTTAAATTACTCATGAATGAGATTATTTTGGGATAATAAAAAAATCTCATTTTTTTAACATAGAATAGGGAAACCAAGGTTTTTAGCTACGCTTTTTGCTTCGCTAACCATATGACCCCAAAATATTATTTATTATACACACATTCTTGCAGTGAAGATATTGTCGATAACTCAAATCAATTTCAAAAGAAGTATGATAAAAAAATTAATGATTATTTGTTATTTTACTTACTTCTCTCTTTACTCTTCTACTCTTTCTTACTCTCTATATATACTATATCTTTTGCTACTTTTAACTTTCAAATCTTTTTAACTTTCGAATAATGTTCTCAATTTCATCCAGTTCTTCTAGGTCAATCTCGTGTATTTCGCCGTGTAATTCTTCATGCATTTCTTCGTACTTTTGCCACAATCGGTCAATTTCCTTTTCTTCCATTTCATTCACGATAATTTCGTCATATTCATCTTCGTCTTCTTCGTCCAGGTCGAACATCCATCCTGTTTTGCCGCATTGGTTTTCATTGGACCGACAATGTTTGGCAAAGTCATAGATCACCATCTTGCCTCGATGGGTGGTTTCAAATGTATTTTTGAACATGCGACACAATCCATAGTCACTGGTGAAAGAGTTTGAATTCGGAATAAACCATTTGCACGAATGACAATGGGGTTCATATGCATGCACGAGTACGTACTCAGATAGAAGGAGGAGGGTAACGGTAATGATAACTATGAACATTTTAGTATGAGTATTGGTGATTGGGTACTTGTTTAAATTCTATATTTTCATTTCATTTTTTTTTACACCTTTTAACATTTCAAACGCCGATTATTTAGGTTATTTGTCCTGTTCTTCCTTTTGGTCATTTGCATTTTGGTCATTCGCGGGGATGGGCGGCAATGGCTTAGGTCGATAAAAAGCGCGAATGTTTTGCACAATCCATTTTTTCAAATCCTTCACGACTAAATTTCTCTGAAAACTCTCATTCAACAATTTCATATTTCCTTTGGTATTGTATTTCAAGATAAAGTCATTGATAATATTGGTCAAATGTCCATTTTTATACATGTGAATATTTGCATAATTAAAGAGCGCCTTTTTTTTGCGGGCATTCACATAATTGTGAAACAAATACAAGGTATTGATAAACTCCGTTTTGGTACGTATCGTTTCGCGCTTTACTCGTTGCAAATAGGAAGATGCATGTTTCGCACAATCGGGACACGGAAGATTTTTGCATATTTGCACCACTTTTTGAAATAATTCGTTGGAGAGAGAGGGATATATATGTTCGTTTATCTTTTCGGCCAAAGTATGTAAGAGACGCCATACAGCGGGTCCCCAAACTTCAGGTGGTGACATTTTAGATATAGAGAAAAGAGAAAAAGATTGTCATAAAATAAACTTTATCAAAAAACTATTTATTTTGGATACCTTACTACAATATAAATAGAAGCCCCCCTTATATACATACGGAACGGATGATTACTTGCCAATTGATGGGCGGTCTCGGAAACCAATTGTTCCAAATATTTGCCACCATTGCTTGCGCGATTGAAAATCATCACACTTTTCGTTTTCTCAATGTGGAGACACTCGGAGGCGGATCCACCACTCCTCGACCCACCTATTGGACCACCCTTTTGTCCAATTTGCGCATATTTTTAATGGACGAATTGCCCGTCTCTCTTTGTGTATTGAAAGAGCAGCGATTTGCCTATACTCCGATTACCCTTCCTTCCGCCCCTGCATTGCCTGATATCCTTTTGTCGGGCTATTTCCAAAGCGACAAATATTTCAATGACCATTTCCACACCATTTTCCGAATGTTGTCTCTCTCCAAAAAGAGAGAAAAATTATTGGATAAAATGGGCAAGACCCTTGCCGATTTCCAGCACACCATTGGCATGCATTTCCGCATTGGCGACTACAAAAAAATCCCCGAATGTCATCCTTTGGCGCCGGTCGAGTATTATGCGGCGGCTTTAGATTGTTTAGTAAAGAATATAAAAAACAACTTAAAGGCGGAGGGGGTCGTTTTCACCGTCTATTATTTTTGCGAAGAGGTGGATTTGGAAGAAGTCCAGGGTCATATTGCACATTTATCTGCCCAAACTCCCGATGTGACCTTTATTCGCGGATCGGGGTCCGATTGGGAGCAACTATTGTGGCTGAGTTGCTGCAATCATACCATCATAGCCAATAGTACGTTTAGCTGGTGGGCGGCGTATTTGAACCCATGGACGGACAAACGTGTCTATTATCCTGCGCAATGGTTTGGGTCCGCCATGCAGCACCATGATACGCGGGATTTGTTCCCTGCAGGGTGGGTGAAAATATAGAATAGGGAAACCAGGTGAAAAGTCGCAGGCTTTTAGCTTCGCTTACACCCTTCTGCTACGCTGGAACCCCTTCCTTCATAATAAAATATTATATATATAAAAGAAAATGATTTTTTTATATTTATATGTTCCGTTGTTATTCAGTACCCGACTTTTCAATAATATGGTGAATAAAATGAACGAAAAACTAGGATTGCCCTCTTGGCATACTCCTAGCCTCTCATGTCTTACCGACGACGATTGTCCCGTTCCTTTTGCATGCTGTCATGATGCTTTTTTTCCAATGGACTCCAACTATTGCTGTATAAATTACAAAAAGAGAGAATATTCCTATTCCTATCAATATATAAAAAATAATAATCCATAATCCAATAACCTGTTATCGCTCAATCTTTTGCATCTCTTTTATCTTCTCTCCAATTATCTCTCGTATTTTCGCCTCCAAATACTGGACCTTTTCTCTCAATTGTTGGTTTTCTTGGATGATTTGTTCGACATTTATTGATGGTGGTGGTGGCCTCTCTTGTCTATGTCGCTGATATTCTTCTTGCATTCGTTGCCGTTGTTGTTGTTCCTGCATCGCTTGTTCTCTCCTCGCCTTCATTTCCGCAATTTGTTTCATCACATCGGGTTTATTTTGGATTTCACCCGCTCGATAATTCGCCAGCAATGGATCCACCTCTTCCATAAAAAACCGCAGCAAAGCAGGTTGGCGAATCATAGTAGCGGGGGTAAGTGTCGTCTCATGGATGTTCGGATTGGGACCATGCTTCAACAATTCTTTCTTGTCAAAGGAATTATGATTATGAGATACCACCAGAATGGATTTGGCAGGCTCCAATTGGACAAAGGGAATGGTATAGTCCTTTAAGAATTTTTTTTCTTCTGCTACGGAGGAGGCGGGGTCAAATGCCGTCTGTGCCAACAATTCGCGCCGAAAGGCAAAGGTCGCTGCGGTAGCATGGTTCGGTCCATACGGTCCAAATTGGAACATTTTATGGATATGTTTAAAGTAAATATACATGGCACTCGACCCTGCACACAATGCGGCAGGATGAGAGAGAAGTCGCTCGACGGCATGGCTCACTCTCTCGGGCGGATAATAATCGTCGTCGTCCATATAGACGAGAATGTCGCCCTTGGCGTTTTCATTTAACAAATTGCGTTTTTGACCGAGGGTCATTTTTTGTCCATAGGAGAAATAGCGGATTTGGGGATGACCTGTCAGCAAGTCTTCGATTTTATCCGTGCCGTCATCCACAATCAGCCATTCCATTCGATCCTTCGGATAGGTTTGGTGTTCAAAACACTGCAGCATCATGGGGACGAAAGGACGGCGATTGAAGGTGGGGGTGCATACACTGACAAAGGGATGTTTTACTGCTTTCTTTTTTTTGTGGCCGCCCATATGCGCTTTTAAATAGGTTATATCTATATCTATTTACGTTAATTTTAATAAAATAAATATTTTCCTTTTTTATCGCCAAATAAAAATACTTTCATAATATATGCATGAAAATATACACCATTTAATCACCCTATTCGGGATTTCTCTCTTATTTCTGTATTGTGTCACCAAAATATTAGATTATTATGGCATTGATGAAAGCATGTATGGTGTCTATGTTATGTTTTACATTTTTCTGATGATTAATGTGGTGGTCATTGGATAAAAGAAGGGTAAAAAAATGAAATAAATGTATTGCCTCCAACTTACACAACACATTTATGGAGTCGCGTCTGAACAAAAAGATTGACCAATATATTTTCGATTTTAAAAACCATTTGCGCGACAAAATGGTGGAGCTGGGTCTGGACATGAACGGCGAAAGTATGGGATGTAATGCATTCATGGAATATATGTATAATTACGACAAATTGTCTCTGGATACGGCGGATTTTCAAAAGAGAAAACGAGTAAAGAATTTCGTTCCTCTTGCGGAACGTTGTTGCGCCAAACGGTCCAATGCCCAGCAATGCACGCGACGAAAAAAGACGGATTGCGAATTTTGCGGAACACATCAAAAGGGGACACCGCATGGAATTATGGATGCCTTGTCACAGGACCAGGCAACGGGCACCAGTAACAATCGAAAAATCACGGTATTTACACAAGATATTCAGGGAATTATTTATTATCTGGACAATGAAGGGAATATATACCACACGGAAGATGTAGTTAGCAATAAACCAAATCCGAAAGTGATTGCAAAATATGTGAAAAAAAATGACGTATATACCATTGCCGAATTTTTATAAAATATAGTTAATTTACATATTTATTTATTTTTTATTCTACTTCTATTCAACTTCAGACCATTTCTCCATATTACGCGGATGCCACAATTTTTCCATGAGTTCGCGCTTTAAGTCACTTTTTATAAACATTTCCGCTCTTTTTTTGGCCAAATGTGTTTGCAGGTATTCTTCACGTAATACCGCTCGTTTCTTATTTAATATAGGGGTTAGTATCCAAATATTACTTTCGGTTAATTTCCATGGTAGGTGTGGATAAAGGCGCACATGGTCACCTGTTATTTGAGTGCTATTTATTATCTGCCAGTGATCATATTCTTCTTCTTTGTCTTTATCTTTCTCTTCGTCGTCGTCTTCTTCTTTATCTTTGTCTTCATATTGTTGTAATTGTATTGGCTGGTATTGATTCCCATAAAGCATTTGAAAATACTCAATACTCCAATCATGTAGCACGGAATTGTATATTTTTGCATGATTTAACGACATATTCAAATTTTAGTATAAGATTGGCCACTCATGAAAAAAAAATCATTTTTATTTTACATTTTTAATTTTACATTCTATTCTTCTATTCTACTTTCTACTCTACTTCTTCTACTTCAATCCCCCAATTAGACCATTTCTCCATATTACGCGGATGCCACATTTTTTCCATGAGTTCGCGCTTTAAGTCACTTTTTATAAACAATTCCGCTCCTCTTTTGGCCAACTGCGTTTGCAGGTATTTTTCACGTAAGGCTGTCCGTGTATTAAGTAATATAGGGTACATTACCCAATTATTATGAGGGAATGCGTGTTGCAATAAGATGTCCAAGGGTGCGTCAATATGAAAGCTGAGTTCATACCAATCCCAAGGTTTGTCTGGATATTGTTGCACGACCTCCCATGTTGCGACTTTTGGATTTCTACTTATATTTTCCCAATCCCAAGGTTTGTCGGGATGTTGCAAGATAATATCCCAGGATACTCTACGACTGATTACCTCCCACTTCCATCGTGGATTGGCGAAATGTTGCAAGATAATGTCCCATGGCAATATTCGGCTTAATTCATTCCAATTCCAATCTATCTCTGGATGTTGCACCACGTGGTCCCAAGTTGCCACGCTTGGATTGCCACTTAGGATGGTCCAAACCCAACGAAGGTCTGGATGTTGTTGCACAATGTCCCAGGTTGCAATACTGGGATTGCGACTTAATCCTCGCCAATTCCAAGGAAAGTCTGGATGTTGTTCCACTCTTTCCCAAGTGGTAATGCGTGGATTTCCACTGATTGCTTCCCAGTCCCAACGTTTTTTAGGATTGGCTTGGATAATTTTCCAAGTAATGGTGGGATTATGGCTTAACGAAGGATAATTCCAAGATTTACGAGGAGTTCGTTGCACGTTGGACCAAGTGATATTGGGGTTGCGACTTAATTCATTGTAATCCCAATTGCAATGACGGTTCTTCTGCACAATGTCCCAGGTGATATTCGGATTTCTACTTAAGGGTCCCCATTTCCACGGCAAGTCAGGATATCGTTGCACAATGTCCCAAGTGATGTTGGGATTGCTACTGATTGCATACCAATCGTTGAATATTTCTATGTTGAATATTTCTAGATGGTCTAAAAGGTCTAAAATAAATTGGAAATACTCTGTGCTCCATTCTTGGAGCACGGAATGGAACAACTTTTCATGATGTAACGACATATTGATGTTTTTGTATGAGATAGTTAGGTAACTCATGCAAAAAAAAATCATTTTTTTATAGGAAACCAAGGTTCTCTATTTAAATATTTTTTACATTTAAACAATATAAAAAGGAGGGGGTCATAGGGGGAACCTTGGTTCCCCTATTTTATAAGGACGATAATAATGCTCTCGATATCGCTGCTGGGCATCATAAAAAGACACTCCTGGAGGGGCAATATACGAATAATTGTAGTTCGTAGTGGGGCGAAATCCAGCTGTTACCGGGGTTTGTGCGGGATTGACATTGAGAAACACCATGTTGTCATAACTCTTTTTTACGGCGCCTGCTTTCGTATTACATTGGGCAGCATAATTGTACCAATAATAATGCGTCACTCCCACACTAGGTGCGGTTCCCATTTTCATCGGTCCGGAAAAAGTATTGTTGTCAATGTGGTTGATATACGACTGAATGCTTCGGATTCTTCGTGGTCTACCTGCCATAATACAAGGTATGGATATTAAAATATTTATAAATTTATTATATTGCGTACATTACAATAATTGTTATAATATGTATATATATACATATTGAATGAAAAGCACTTATTCCCAAATAGGACAAGATATTGAAGTATTAAAGTTCTACAATTATAAAAGAAATGGATTTTTTATTGAAATTGGTGCGAGTAATGGAATCACATTCTCAAATACTTATTTATTGGAAAAAAAATACGATTGGAAAGGAATATGTGTAGAACCTATACCTAAACAATTTGAACAATTGTGTAAAAATCGTGAAAAATCTTTGTGTTACAAAGAAGCAGTTTATAATGAAACGAATAAACAAATTGTTTTTGATATTGCTAACAACAGTGATATGTTGTCGGGTATCAGCAGTAACATAGATTGTCATACAAAAGCAGTAAATGCAAATAAAACACAAATTATGGTAACCACGATTACATTGAATGATTTATTGGAAAAATCGAATGCCCCGCACTATATTGACTATTTATCTTTAGACACCGAAGGCAGTGAATTGGAAATATTGAAATCCGTGGATTTTCAACAATATACCTTTGGTCTAATAGATGTGGAACATAATTATGTAGAACCCAGACGAACACAAATCAGAGATTTATTACTATCCAATGGATACCTATATATAAGAGAAAATCAATTTGATGATTGTTACCGACATTTTTCGTTAATGTAGGATATTGTGAATTATTTTGAATAGCTCCCCTGTATTTCGCATTTCTCTCAACTGTATATTTTTCATCCTCGTCAAATACACATTCGGATGATGGGCAATTCGTTCGCAATGCTGAATATGATGACAATCGAACGGATCCGTCACTGCTGTATCTCCGTATAAATAATACTGGGTGGTCCCGTGGATATATCCACTTATATCTCTATATTTCTCATCCACCTTCTCTTTCCGCCGAACCGTCAGAGGAATAAATGCGAGAACCGAGGTAACCCCCAAAAGAGAACCAAATAAGATGGCCGCATATCCACCCGCAGAATTGCCCAAAAAAACCACCTTTTTGTATATTTCCTATATTAATTCCAAGAGAATTCTATAATCGTTTCATTTTCGACAAGACATCGAATGGCATCATCATAATATACCTCATTGTAATAATCTGATTTATTACATATTATAATACAAATGTTATTTGGTACAATATTATTTATTTCTTTTATCGATTGGTTATAATTTTTACCAACATATGTTTGTAAATCCTCGATTATAGTACACGTCTCCATTATAAATTAAATATTACGAATGTTTTTATATTACTTTTTCTTATCACTTTTTCTTATTCATCGTCTCCTTCACGAGCTGCTCCAGTTCCTCCATATTGACCTCTGGGAAACATACATGCGACTCCCAAAAATAGCGACAATACGCCCACAAAAAGGCGCATCGACTGGAATACCATTCGGGATGTTTTTCGAGCAGGGCTTGTTTCACAGGTCGCGGCAATAAATACAGATTTTGTCGCGGAAGTACGTACGACAATTGGACCAAGGAATGCACAGGGTTGGGTGGTTGATACGGGACGAACTGATACGGAACGAACTCATGGGTAGAAGAAGGTTCATCGGGAATAAACTGCAGCAAATCGCACAACAATGGCGGATAATAATATTTGTAAGACCATCGCCAATCGGGGCATCCACTCGTATAATATTTCATGGTCCATTCTAGTCCTTCCAAATAATTTACGCAAATTTGTTTTTTGTCGATTTCTTCGGTAGGACCAAAAAGCGCCTTGTAATACCGTTTTTGCCAATGGACCTGATAGGGGTTGATGTATTTCTCCGCACCGCGTTCATACATGGGTCGGTTTTCAAATTGCATCATCTTTTCTTCCGCACTGTCGGCGACGACATTGGCAAAGAATATGGCGTGATTTTTCTGCTGTTTGTCGCGCAGCTTTGCCTCGTTTTTCATAAATTCTTCTTCGTGGGCGGCCAACCAGGCGACCATTTTGCGGACATTTTGCCAATGAATGGTGCGGCCATCCTCGGCGACCAATGTCGCGTACGTACATTGTGCATCCTGGTCGTACGTACATGGGTCTTGGCCAAGGGTCGCCCGATAAGCATCCAGCATTTTATCGACGCCCCCAGTGCGAATATTGACGGCGGGGAAATGCGGCATGAAATCATTGCCGAGGAAAAAACAGAGGAATATGTAGTCGTAGATGCGATTGACCGGTTTGTCGCTTTTACTTGTGCCGCCCATATAGTCCGTAATGGACCGCGCCAATTCGGGAATGTCCATCAGGTAGCACGCATTCGGTTCCAAGTCGGCGCGAATAGATTGAATAAAATGCGGGGTTTCGCGATAGAGATAAATATTGCGGGCAATCGGCAAATGATTGATGGAGAGCATAATCAAGTCGGCATCTAAGCCGTAGATGATGGTATTGGTGTCGTCACCGTGTTTTTCGGGATGACGGCGAATATATTCAAACAATTTGTGCTCGCCTTCGCCGGGTTGATCACTACCCGAAACGATAAAGCTGGGTCCAGGTCCGCTGCTGCTGCGTGTTTCACCATAGTAGGAATACATGGTTTGATTCAACTTCTTCATAAACAGGGTTCCAGGTGTGATGGCCGTGGTATTCCAGGGGTCGGGTTTTCCTTGGAAGACCGATTTGGCAAAGGCGGCCTGATAACACGATTTATAGCGGCGTTCGCGTTGTTGGTCCAATTTGGCGACGGGTGCGACCCCATCAAAGGCAATATAGACGGTCTGTTGCGGCTGCAGTTGCGCAATATATTCGTCGATTTTCTTGCAGACGGCGGCCAATATGCCATCCACTTCTTTTGGGTCAATGGTCTCCATGTTATGCACGACGTCGTAGATAATGGAGTTGCAATCTAGATATACATGATGAATGGTGAGGTTCATGGCATCCAGGCGTTTCAGAATGGTGAGGTGATTCTTGACAATATAAGAAAAATAACTGGGGATGCCCATATGTGCGGATACGATTACATAATAACGTGATATGTATTTATATTTATACATAAATACATAATGCATTCATGATGCGGGAAAAAATTACAGATTACAGACTACTTATTATCAACCTACTTTTTTTAACCTACTATTTTTACTTACCCTTGTAGTTCTTTTTCCAAACGGTCTTTATGAAACCAGTAACGAGTTGTATCACGCTTCACCTCTTTTTGACAGGTTGATATTTCCCACTTGTTCCAATCTTCTTCAAACCAGTCATAATTTTCAAGCAATTTCTGTGCAATTTTGGGGTCATGAAGGATTTGCAATTGTCGCTGATTACGTAGAATACGTTTCATATAAAAATCCATCCATTGCCTGTGTTTTTTAATACTTTTTTCTTTTTTCTCTTGGAGTTTCTCTTCGGGTGTCTTTTTTCCCCGTAAGCGAAATCCGATAATCCCTAGGGTTTCTGTACGACAACATGGACAAGTAACGGGTCTTTTAGTTGTTTTGCATTGTGTTTCCCATGTTTGGTAACATGATTTTCCGAGGGTATGACCACAGGTGGGTTGTACAATATCTGCCACATCATGTGTGGCATTGCAAATGGGACACTTCTCTGCAATGAGTTCTTGGTGCTTGGCCTTGGTGACTGCTTTTACTTTCCATATGCACGACATATTGTTGTTGGTTGGGTAAGGTTTTGTTTGTTGCAAAAATTTCTTTCATTTTTTTAAGGGAAACCAAGGTTCGCTTTTTGCTTCGTACAAATCATATCCCTTTTTCTTCTTGTTTTTCGTTGTACGTACGCATTGCGGCGTCTAACTTATGACGCAACTGTTTATATATTTCTTGATTGACACTTTTAATTCCTTCATTCGATGTCGGTTTCGTGTGAATGCCTAAATAGTCTTTGATTACGAGAATTTCATCTCCATGGAAGTGATTTAATTTTTCCAGTGCTTGGACTTCCGTATAATCCGTTTGGCAAATTATTTTTTGCACTTTTGTGGTATGTTCTTGGTTATCCATATTATATGTTATAATAAACTATTTTTTAAATCGTCTTAAACGAATGTTACTATAGTATAGTAACTTGCTTGCTTGTGAATGAGTGCTGAACCACAATATGATCTAACTCCTCTTATGGCAGAGATTGAAAGTGTAATCAAAGAGGGTGTTCATAAAATAGTAAAAAAACAATTGAAACGAAATCGACTGTTGGAAAAAACTCATCGGAAAATAATGGAGTTGCCCAGCGTATTAAATGAGTTGAAAAGAATGAAAGTCCAAGTGGTTGTCCCTCCTAAAGAGGAGGATTGGATACAAATCATTTTGGAACGATTGAATGCCATGGAAGAAAGATATACTGCAATCACGAAACAACAATCTATCCTCGAGGGATTGCTCAATGATATGCAAAATAAATCAACAAATAGTATGTTGAGAAAAAAGGAGGACCAAAAGAAACAAGTGAATATGGATAACATAATCACTTTGACTGGTGAAAATCCAAATGGAATAAATGATGTGAAAAAAATTTATGTCAAAGAAGAAAAAATAGACGTAAAAGAAGTATATGTGAAAAAGGAAGAGGTGAAAGAAGAAGTGGAAGAATGTGAAGAGGAGCAAGTAGAAGAAGAAGAGGAGGAGCAATTGGAAGAGGAGGAAGAAGAACAAGAGCAAGGTGAAGAAGAGGAAGAAGTAGAAGAGGAAGAGGAACAAGAGGAAGAGCAAGGTGAAGAAGAGGAAGAACAAGTAGAAGAAGAGGAACAAGAGGAAGAAGAGGTTGTTGAAGAGGAGGAAGAAGAGGTTGTTGAAGAAACGGTTGAAGAACCTATACAACTCACCATAGTAGAAACAAAAGAACCAGAACCAGAACCAGAACCAGAAGAAGAGGAGGAAGAATATTTTGAAATTGAAATTGACGACATTACTTATTTTACGAATGATGAAGTAAATGGCTTCATTTATGATACTACCGAAGATGGATATTTGGGGGACAAGGTCGGTGTATTGAAGGACGGCGAGCCAACATTTTACTAATAAGAAAGACATCGAAGTAGATATGCCCCCCACCCTCCCTTTGGGTGGGAGGGAGGGGGCTGGATATCAAAGTTGATGTCATCTGCGGGACCTTTTGTTATAAATAATGCAAATAATGACACTGATATAGGTCAGCATATTGGACATTGATAGTGGATATTCTGCACCCGAAGGGTAATAAACAACTAAAAATTGAATAAAAAGAATAAAAGAATAAAAGTTTAAAGGAATAAAAGAAGATACATACAATGGGTGTTTTAAATGTTCAAATCGACGATAAAAAAAAGAAGGAAGTATTTGTATCTTTGATACAATTATTGAAAAACTGTTCGTCTTCCATACATATGAGTTTTGAAACTAATCGGCTACATATTCAAGGCATGGACAAATCCCATGTGTGTTTGTTTGACATTATTCTTCGCAAAGAATGGTTTTCTATCTATGAGATAAGTGCTTCCCCCATTGAAATATGTGTAGATACTGCAACCTTTTATGCCATTATTAGTATCAAAAGCGACCAACCCGTTCTCATATTACAAATGACCGATAAAACGGCCGATGTGTTGTACATTCAATTTCAATTGGCAGATGCCCACAATATCAAAAAATCCGTCAAAATGTCACTCATGGTCTATGAATATGAAGAACTCACCATTCCCACGGTAGAATATGACGCCGATTTCTCGATTTCCTCCAAACAATTTGCCGAAATGTTTGCCCAATTGGGCGAATTTGGAAACAATATGCGATTAATTTGCACGGAAAAACAAATTTCTATGCAGACCGTGGGGTCGGAGAGTGAATTGACCATCGATATCCCCATGGAATTATTAACGAGTTATGGTATTGTTGAGGGCGAAACGATTTCACTCATGTATAGCTTGGACTACATCAACAAAATGTGTATCACCAGTAAATTGTCGAATGAAACAGAGATTTACATTAGCAATGAACGTCCTATGAAAATAATGTATTCATTGTCGGATGCAGACGGGGAAGGTCCATCTGGTGATTATGTCACCTTTTATATTGCTCCTCGTTTTGAAGAATAGAGTTTAGTGAAGGGGGTGTTCGTTTCGTTTTAGTTGTAAAAAAAAAGTATATTTCTTTTACAACAAGTCTATTATAAATGAAGTTATTTTATACCATCTTCATTTTTTGTTTGGTATTATTTATATATTTACACATTCAATTTCATTATAAAACAAGCAACGACCTGGAGGTGTATGAAGTGGATCAACCTTCCAAGGCCCAGTTGGAAGAAGTATGTGATGTGCGACAACCTCTGTTGTTTGATTTTTTAGGGGAAGAAGAAATTGCCCAACTATCCAATCTTGGAGGAAGAAATGAATTCTGTTTATGTTTGAGAGAAATGGAAGAAGGAAGGAAGGAACAAAAAGGGAAGGAAGGGAAGGAAGGGAAGGAAGGGAAGGAAGATGAAAAAGAAGATACTATTATTAAAGAAGATATCCTCTTACCCTTCTCTGCTTGTATGTCACTTTTTCAAAAAGAAACAAACACTCCGTATATTACGGAAAACAATGCCGCTTTTTTGGAGGAATCGGGAATAACCAAAAAATTAAAAAAGATGGATGGTTTTTTACGTCCAGCCATGATGTCTCATTGCAGATATGATTTAATGATGGGAAGTCCAGGTGCCTATACTCCGTTTCGATATTTATTATCGTATCGAAACTTTTTCATAGTAACGGAGGAAACCGTGCGAATAAAAATTGCCCCTCCTCAATGTGAAAATCTTTCGGTAGTCAAAGATTATGTTCGGTTTGAATTTGCCTCCCCTGTTTCTCCTTGGTCAAGGGGCGATTTGTTGGAATTTACATTACGCCCCGGGAAAACGTTTTTTTTACCGGCCTATTGGTGGTATAGTATTCAATATACCAAAGGTAGCCGTGTCCTTCATTTGCAGTATCATACGTATATGAGCACGCTGTCTATTTTACCACATTTGGGGATATATGCACTTCAATTGCAAAATATCAAAAAATCAGTAGCGGTGAAAAAGAAAATAATACATATGGAAGAAGTGGAAGAAGTGAAGAAGAGTGAAACTGAAGGGACAAGCTAAACTTTTTACTCTCTTGGTCCCTCCGATCTACTATACATACTCACATATTTCAATTGTTTGTCTCCCTCGAACATCGCGAAATACTCGAAAGGGTTTTCCACATCCATAAATCATTTCACGTTCAACAAAATAATCGCACAAAGTTTTGGGAGCATGGGGTGATATTTGTTTTCCAGTGGCCTTCAATATCCCGTGACGAAATATCCCGCAATTTATTTTTTCAATCAGGACAAAATCACCACAATGCGGACATTGCATCAGACGTTCCTTGTTCATGTAAGATATAGATATTTTGTTAAAAAAACAACTTAAAGAAAATAGTTGGGTGTAAATGAATATATATTAAATTATAATAACTTAAAGAAACTACTCCCTACTTTTTTTACTTTTTGTCTTCCCTATCGTCGTCCTCCTGATAATCATACGGCGTAAATCCCTCTGTCTCTGCCTCCTCGACGAAAGCATCCGTATCTTCCTCCTCCTCTTCCACTTCTATATATTCCCCCTGGCGCCAAACGACGCACTTACTGTTGAACAATCGGTTCAAATTCACAATTTCGGGCTTGTCTGCCTCTTGTGAAAACAAGGTATGTATCGGCCGATTGTCGCGAAATCGAATGGTATACGTATGCTGAATATTGTTTCTCCCCACTCGCCCCATGGCTTGTATGATTTTTTCCTGCGTCAATTCCAAATCCTTGCTCAAGAAACAATGGCAAAATTGATAATTGGTTCCGTAAATATAATCACTCGTGGCAATGATCATATACAACTTTTGCTGGTCGGCCAATTTTTTCATAATTTCCATATAGGTGATATTTTCATGGTTCATGAAGACGCCAATTCCCATCATCAGCAATATCTTCCATTTATCATCCACGTGTTTCAGTGCCATGATATCACACACCGTTTCTTCATCAATCGTGCTGGTAAAGACATTTGAGGTCGAAGTCGAGGTCGAGGCCGAGGTCGGCGCCCATTTCTCCAAATGCGGCTTTTTATTCGGAACAAAGGTGTCGTTCAACATGACCGATTTAATCACCGCACGACAAGAGTCGATTTCTTGCGTCAATTTCGCGCACGCATTGTTCATTTGTTTGCTCTCGGGGATGTCTTTGTTTAATTTATTCGTTTTTTGCCCCTTGTTTCTCCCGCTCACCTTCAATCCTTCATGATAGGCGGAGACTTCGTTTTTCGCCTTTTTATCCACCGTCTCTTTCCACACTTCTAGCGCGGACTCCAATTCCCACAATTTTTCATTGACCACATTATTAAATTCTATTTTTTTCATAATGTCCTCCATCACCACGTCGGGAATATTCGCCTGTTGAATGCAAAATTTGGCGACCTTTTCCACATCGCTGGTAATGAAGAGAGTGGGTCCATCCGTCAGCGTATAGGCGTCTTTCGTGGTCACATAGACGCCCGAGGTTCCTACGGAGGGGGTCGTCAGCTTCTCATCCCGATACACATATTGCTCACTTGCCAATTTCGTAATCGGAGTGCCGCCTAGGGAGGTCTTGGTCGATGACGACGAGGAGGATAATGCCGAAAAGCTTTGAATTTTGGCAATCGGATTTCCCTTGGTATCCACACGGATATTTTCCACAATGCGCGGAAGTTGGCTCGATTGAAAGTGGGCATACACGGTCGTCCATTGTTCCTTCGACAATCCAAGCAGCAAATGCAAATAATACATTTTAATATTCTGCATGGTAATGTCCCGAATTGTGTCGAAATATCGGCGATAATGGACAGTGATGTTGTCCATCGTTTTCATATTCATATACTCGATAAACGCCACCACTTCCTTCAAGTCGAAATAACGCAGCAAGGTGGCATTTGTCAAACAATGTATCACGACCTCCCGCATCTTGTCATAGTCTTCCTCCAATGTATGCGGCAACACCACATATCCGTCTTTGTTCAACAGAGGAATGGATTTTCGGCATTCGTGGCTGACGATTTCACAGATTTCGGCACCTGGAAACCGCGCCAGAAAGTCCGGCACCGTCTCCGTCCATTCCTTCAATTTCGGCAAGGTGGCCGAAGAAAGCACGACATTGGGAATCTGATTTTGCTTCCAATTTCGGCGAATGGTTTTGTGAAACGCGTGCTCCGCGTAATCCATGGTGATGGTGGGCTCGTCCCAGTACAAAACAATGTCGTCGGGCGGGAAGAAGGCCAGCATGTAATACATGGCATACAAGTAGGAGCGAATGTCACAAATCATGATTTCCACATTGTCGCCCACACTATTATCCACTTTACCTACTCCTCCACTGCGTTTGTTTCGAGTGAATTCCTTGGCCGCATAATAATGCAGGCGAATGTCGTCGGCACTGGAACACCCAAAGGCAAAGGCGACTTTTTTCTGCATGGAAATGGCGGATTTGGCCAGCGCCAGACCCACATGTCGCGCAGCGCAGACAAAGATGATTTTTTTGGTTTCGGAGAGGGCAATGGGGGTCAGTGTCTTTCCTGTACCCGTGGGCGCAATATAGAGAACGAGTTTGGCATTTGGTTGTTTGATGACATTGAATATTTTTTTTTGGTGTTCATACAATTTCAAATCGTCGTATCGCAGCAAGAGTTTGTTTTTCTCCAAGAGGTGGCAACTATTTTGCAGGAGAACAAAGAGGTCGATTTTATCTTGCAAGATGCGCAAGGCGGTGCGACAAATCTCCACAAGATGACGATTGACAAGGGCCACATTGTTCTGCAATAGGGAATACAGCGTGAAATAGTGGTGGTGGAAATCGACGTCTTTTTTGCTGGCGACCATTTTTTCCAAACATTGGAGCAGGACAAAATCATATACCTCGTCTTTGTTGAACGGCGCGGTGTCAAATCGATTGAGCCGAAGGCGGTCGATGGAATTGAGCTTCACAATCCCGGTGACCGTGCGTTTTTTATAGTCGGGGACAAGGTGTGCCAGGGTGGTTTCGATGTCGTCGCACGAACTGCGCAAATACTTTTGAAACAAGAAATCCTCGATTTTCTCAGTGTATTCCATTTTCAAATAGGTGAAGAGAGAGAGGTGGGTATTCATCCGTATATTGACATTGTGAAACCCTTGGACAATCATGGTGAGCACGTCTTTTTCTTGCTTGGAAATGGGCACTTCAATGGAAATCCATTCGGTTTTATTCATTTTGCGTTGGTTTAAATCCATGGTTATTACGTAGGGTATCTATTATTGTCATGTTCGGTAGGTTTGGAATTCATTTTTTATTAGTGATTGACCGAGTAAATATATATATTTATATATATATAATACAACTAGTAAATGAGGAAATTCAAAAATTACTTGCCCCACTTTATGCCTTATAAGATATAATATAAAAGATTGTTACACCTTTATGCATTTGTTTAAGCAGAGCACATTTCACAAAGGTGGTCATCTTCTTCCGCTTCCGCTTCTTCTGTCACATGGTCGGGCTCAATGGTAAATTGCTGTGGCGAATGTCGGGCCTTTCGTCGTAAATAATATATTCCCGTTTTCAGCCCCTTTTTCCACGAATAAAAATGCATAGACGTAAGGGAAGAATACGTGGGGTCTTCCATCCATAAATTCAAACTCTGGCTCTGGCAAATAAACGCACCCCGATCCGCCGCCATGTCGATAATATGCTTCATCGGGATTTCCCATACGATCTTGTATTTGTCACGAATATGTTGCGACAAATGGGTCAATTGTTGGATGGACCCCTTGTTCAAAATGATATTGTTTTTCGTCTGTTCATTCCATTGCCCCAATTGAATGAGTTCTTTCATCAAATATTTATTTACCAAGACAAATTCCCCCGCCATCGTTCTTCGCGAATACAAATTGCTCGTCAGCGGCTCAAAACATTCATTGAACCCCAGTATTTGCGAAGTGGAGGCCGTGGGCATCGGAGCCACCAAGAGCGAATTTCGTATCCCGTGCTGCATAATCGACGCTTTTAGAGCCGTCCAATCATATCGGTCACTCGGTGTTACTCCCCACATATCAAATTGCAGCACCCCCCGAGAAGCAGGCGACCCATCGAAGGACAAGTAAGCCCCCATATAACGAGTATTGTTCAAATGTTTCAATTCATAGATATTATATACATCATGGGTGTCTTCTCGGTCGGTGATAATTGCTTGAATACGTTGTTCGCGTTCGATGGCAATTTCATTACTCTTTTCTAACGCGGCATGATAGATGGTTTCAAATATTTTTGTATTCACCTCTTTTGCCTCCTCCGAGTGAAAAGGCAGGTCCATCAAAATAAACGCATCCGCCAATCCTTGAATGCCAATGCCAATCGGTCGGTGGGACAAATTGCTTCTTCGGGCCTTTTCGGTGGGATACATATTCAAGTCAATAATTCGGTTCAAATTATTGGTGACTACTTTGCATACGCGATGCAGTTCGTCGTATTGAAATTCACGCGTATCTTCCTTGACAAAGGTGGGCAAGGCAATGGATGCTAAATTGCACACGGCGGTTTCATTCGCGTCGGAATATTCCATGATTTCACAGCATAAATTCGAGGATTTAATCGTGCCCAGATTTTGCTGGTTGGATTTCGCATTGGCGGCGTCTTTATAGAGCAAATAGGGTGTCCCCGTCTCCATTTGTGAGTCCAATATTTTGAACCACAAGGTGCGTGCTTTGACCTTTTTGCGCATTTTGCCCTCTTGTTCGTATTTTTCATAGAGGGCCGTAAATTGTTCGCCATAGACGTCGGACAATCCAGGACATTCATGGGGACAACATAGGGACCAATCTTCATTGTTTTTCACGCGTTCCATAAAAAGGTCGCAGATCCAAAGCGCATAAAACAAGTCGCGTCCCTTCATTTCTTCGTCGCCTTGATTTTTTTTCATGTCTAAAAAATCCTCCACATCGGCGTGCCACGGTTCCAAATAAATGGCAAATGCGCCATTTCGTTTCCCACCGCCTTGATCAACATATCGCGCCGTATTGTTGAAGACTCGCAACATGGGGACTAACCCATTGGACGTTCCATTGGTTCCATAGACATAAGACCCCGAGGCGCGTATATTATGGACATGTAGACCGATGCCTCCAGCGAATTTCGATATCATGGCGCAATCTTTCAGCGTATTATAAATGCCCTCCAAACTGTCCTCTTCCATGGCCACCAAATAGCAACTGGACAATTGGCGATGATTGGTGCCTGCATTAAAAAGAGTGGGAGTGGCATGGGTGAAATATTTTTGCGACATTAAATCATAGGTTTCTTGGATATTTCGCAAGGCTTCCTCGTTTGCCTCTTCATCGTCACTATCCAAATACTTTTCAGGTGCATGTATTTCCACGGCCACTCGCATCCACATGTGCTGAGGTCGTTCTACTACTACGCCATCCAATTTAAACAAATAGGATTTTTCCAAGGTTTTAAATCCAAAATAGTCGATCAAATAGTCGCGTGAATATACAATCATGTCGTCCAATTCTTTGGCAAACTGCCGGGTAAATTGCATTACTTTCTCAGAAATCATGGGTTTATGGGTGTTTTCTTTGGTCGTATAATCGTACAATTTCATCATGGTTTTGGAAAAAAAAGGCTCCGTATTTTTTTCTTGATTGGAAATGATGATATGAGAGGATAAGGTGGCATAGTCATAATGGGTGGTGGATAAGGAGGCACATAATTGGGCCGTTAATTCGTCAATTTTAGTGGTTGGAATGGTGTCATATAATTGGTCGATGATTTTCATGGCCAACAAGGAGTAATTCATATGTTGAAGTTGATTGTCGTTTCCTATTTTTTTGATGCGTTCTAAAATTTTATCAAATGAAATGTCTTGTAACTCACCATTGCGTTTGGTAACGCGCATTTCCGTTTGTATGGTAGTTGGGGCGGTCATACTCATCTGCTTATATACATATATACATACGAATTATTTATATCCTTTCTTTTTCTATTCTATTCCTCCAAATCCGAAATCGAAATGATTTTTTTTTTCATTGTCTTTTTTTTGAGAGGTTGTTTCGGCAGAACCACCCCATTTTGAACAATCGTGTCATACTCGCGCAGTAATAAAGAAGAGATGAATTGATAAATGGTTTGTATGACAGGTTCATCGCATCGTCCGACAATGATGACGCTTCCCGTTCGAAAAACCACAAATGTAATATTTTTAATTTTGCAGGTCTTGTCTTTCTTATTATAGAGGACATCCGTTTTGCATCCCGTTTGGATGTCTAACTCTGAATTATAATAGAATTTACATTGCACTCCAGGATAAGAGCAGGGGTCATAAATTGTTTGTATGTTATACTTGTTTTTCAGTAGGTGAAACAACGCATCACGATTGATACAAAACCCGCAATTGAAATTCGAATTGATTAGAATGATTTCTCCCAATGGATTAATAAATTCCAATTTTTCTTTTATAAACGGTTGTAGATTTTGTATAATCTCCTTCAATAATTCTTCAAATATTTCTTTGTGTAAAATACCGGGTATTTCGATTTCTCCCGTATTGAATATTTTGACGTGAAATTCTTTGAACGTATTTTCTATTTTTAATCGAAACAATAAGACAAAACAATTATCAAACGCCTTTTTTTGTTTTGTTTTGCGGGACATGATGTCTTTGGTGGATAGACCTACGCTGATTTTCCGTTCCCCCTTGAATTTAATACGCCCAGAAGGATTGTCAATATGAGAGATGATTTGTTCATCATAATAGGTTTCACGCTGTAACTTGGACTGCATCTCCAATACTTCTTCCGCGGAAGCGAACTTTAATTTGATTTGTTTTTTAATAATGCCTGTACCAAAAGTGGAATACGACAGAATGGGAATGTTCCAAAAAATACTCAAATCAATGGGCACATTTAAATGCGTAATCAAGGATTTTGTGGAAATATATAATTTGCTGGGTTGAATGACTTGTTTCGCCTCTCCTTCTGGTCCCTGTCCTGGCCCCATGCCCATCCCTTTATCTACGCATCCAATTTCCCCCGATTGCATAAATTGCTCCCATTCATCATCTATATTATTTAATAATTGCATATAAAGAATATAGTCGTTGTCGCCTTTAAATTGTTTTATAAATGATATTCTGTTTCATTTTTATTGGATGGAGGAGATGGAGGAGATGGGGGACTTACAAACATCTGCGTCAATTTCGACAAAAAGTAATTCACCAAATGTTCTTCTTTTATTTGTGAATGGGCGATTTTTTCGGCAAACGACAAAAATGCGGGCGTGGCATAGAGGGGGTGATGAAGGATAATAAAAGAGATGAAATGAATGAGTATGGTTTTTTTATCTATTTCGTGTGTTTTGCTGGTCTGTTTTATATACTTTTGCAGGGCGGTCATGCTTTCTTTCTGCAACACCATATGTAACATTGTCTCCCAGGTTTGGCGATGAATAACGTGCATTTCTTTTTCCAATTGAATACGATTGGATTGGATATAATTCAACATGCTGCGAATATCGGAATGAAAGAGTTGTTGAATGTTTTCCAAATGTTCCGACGAGAGAACAATGTGTTCTTTGGCGCAAATGGTCGATAAAAAACGGCGAATGTCTTCGGCGGGAAGTTTGTTGAACCTCATTCGGATAAATTCGTCCTGCAATCCGTCGTCTATTTTGCTGATATAATTGCACATTAAACAATATCGAACCGTAACATTGTTTTGCATAATATGCTTCAATGCTTGTTGTGCCGTTTTGGTCATGTAATCGGCCTCGTCTAAAATGACGAATTTGATCCCTTTTTGGACGATTTGCTTGGAATTAACAAATGCGTAAATTTGATTGCGTATGATATCGATGCCTCGGTCATCCGATGCGTTTAAATGGATAATTAAATCGGATTTTTTGGTTCCGTAGATTTTCTCTTGATAGGCATAAATCAAATTGATGGCCGTGGTGGTCTTTCCCGTGCCAGGAGGGCCATAAAAAAGCAGATTGGGAAAACGCGATGTTTCGATAATGTTTTGAAATATTTTTCGGTTCAAAGGCTCGAGCACAATATCTTCAAATTGTTTGGGGCGATAAAATTCCATCAATGGGGTCGATGATGTGGAGGACATCGAAGAAGAAGACATCTATAGATAGAATGAGGTTTGCCGTTTCCTTTAAATCGTTTGTCAAAATTATTAATATAAAGCAACCTTCCGTATGAAAATGCCATGATTGAAACCTAGTTTGGCTTCTATAAAGTTAAAAACGGAATAATAAAAATGGAATAAACTTGTTGAAAATAAACTTGTTGAAAAAATGAAACAAATAAAGAGAAATAAAGGATAAATAAAAGGATATTTAAAGAGAAATATATGCCCTCCTATACTCTGCTCATCGTCGAATCCCCCGCCAAATGTAAAAAAATCGAAGAATATTTGGGACCAAGATATAAATGCGTTGCCACCTATGGACATTTGAGAGAACTTCTTTCTCTCGAAGACATCGACCTAGAACACCATTTTGCCCCCACTTATTCCATGATTCAAAAACCCGCCGCAAAAGTCAAACAATTGGCGGTGTTACAAAAGGCCATCCAACAAGCCGACGAAGTCCTCTTGGCCACCGATGCCGACCGCGAAGGCGAAAAAATCGCCTATTGTGTGACGCAAATCTTCGGCTTACCTGTGGCGACCACTCCGCGCATCGTATTTCACGAAATCACCCAACCCGCCATTCAACACGCCGTCGCCCATCCGCGCACGCTGGATATGCAGATGGTGAATTCACAGCAGGCCCGACAAATCTTGGATTTACTCGTGGGATTTACCATTTCGCCCCTCTTGTGGAAATTCGTCGCACGGAAAAAACCACCCCTGAGTGCAGGCCGATGTCAAACCCCGCTCCTGCAATTGATTTACGACAATGAGATCGAGCGGAAAAAGGCGCTGGATAAAAAAGTCTATAAAATCACCGGTTATTTCACTCCGTACAATTGCCCCTTCGCATTGAACACCGCATTTGACACATTGGGTGAAGTACGTACGTTTTTAGAGGGTTCCATTTTGCAGGAGCATCGATATGAATGCTCGGCGGCCAAGGCGGTGATCCAGGCGGCGCCCGCGCCTTTTACGACGTCGCGACTTCAACAGGTCGCCAGCAATGAGCTGCATATTTCGCCGAAGGAAACGATGGCGCTTTGCCAGACCCTTTATGAAGGGGGATGGATCACCTATATGCGAACCGATTCGACGACCTATTGTGATGCCTTTTGGAAGGAAGTGGGGGACTATGTGTGCGAACAATATGGGGAGCAATATAGGTCGAAGTCGGAGACGAAACCAAAGAAAACAAAGACGTCCAAGAAAACAAAGACGGTCGTGCCTCCGCCACAAGAAGCCCATGAAGCCATTCGACCCACCCATGTATCCACGCGGACCTTACCTGAATACACTAAAAAGGAACAAAAAATGTATCATTTGATTTGGAGAAATGCGGTTCAAAGTTGTATGGCCCCCGCCATCTATTCCTCCATCACCGCCAACATCGCAGCATTTCAAGGGGCCACCTTTTCCTATACATGTGAGCACCTTCAATTTGCTGGATGGAAACAAATCGGTCTTAACGACCACGACGACGAAGAAACCGAGAAGAACAAACCATATCACTATTTGCAAACGATTGTCCCGCACAATATTGTCCCCTATAAAAAAATCGTTTCGCGGCTGACGGCGACGCATACGGTCCCCCACTATACGGAAGCTCGTCTCGTGCAATTGCTGGAAGAAAAAGGCATCGGTCGTCCCTCCACCTTCGCCTCCCTGTTGGATAAAATCCAGGATCGAGGATATGCAACGAAGCAAAATATTCCCGGTCAAATGCAGGTGTGCGAAGAATGGGAGTTGGAAGGAGGCGTTCTCTCGACCACCACTACGGAGAGAACCTTTGGTGAAGAAAAAGGGAAACTCGTGCTGCAACCCTTGGGGCAAGTCGTCATCGAGTTTTTACAGAAATATTTTCAAGAATTGTTCCAGTATGACTACACCTGCGAAATGGAAGGCGAATTGGATAAAATCGCCAAGGGGGAGGCAATCTGGCATGAAACGTGTGGTCGATGTTATGCGCTCATGATGCGACAAATGGATACCCTGCAGGAGCAAGGACAGAAAAAATACAGTGTGCCGCTGGATGAACATCGCACCTATCAAATGGGGAAATATGGACCCGTGATTTGTGACACGGAGAAGAAAGGCACCATGACATTTCAATCAGGGGAACAATTGACCGAAGAAGATGCCAAAAAGATTGGATTGATTACGACGGCGAAGGTGACGACAAAAGAAACCGCCACGAGTAAGCAACTGGGTGAATATAATGGCGACGCAGTATGGGTGAAACGCGGGAAATTCGGTCTGTATATGACCTGGGGAGAACACACGAAAAACTTGAAAGAATTGGGCAATCGTCCCGTTGAAAATGTAATATGGGAAGATGTCTGCAAATGGTTGGAAGAAGGGGGAGACGTTGTGCGACAACTGAATAAATGTGCGGCAATACGCCGAGGCAAACGCGGAGAATATTTATACTGGAAAACCAATACGATGAAGAAACCGCGGTTTTTCGGGATGGAGATGTTCTCTCAAGAAACGGGAGAAAAGTATACGACCTGTGATGCGATGATGATTTATATATGGGTGCAGGGGAAATACAATGTGAATATTAACACTTAAATAGAAACAAAACATAAATAGAAACTTAAATAAATTTAATAAACTATATTATATTATGACACATTCTGGATTTAAGACTGCACAACATAATCGAAATCTACAAAAAAAAGAAAATAACAACAAAGACTATCGTGATAAACCAAAAGGTAGGTATGTTTTTGCAAATATGACCTTGGATATGAATTATATTTTACGAACTAAATATGGTATATATTTGAATGAGAAAAATAGAAATTATTTAATGTGGGATGTAGAATTTGAGAAACGTGTTGCACCTGGACCTATTTTTTTTGAAGAGCATACCCCTGAAGAGAATGATATTATAAATGAACTACTGAAAACGCATCCTCCGATGGTATCGCGAGATCATACTCATACACAACATTCTAAGATAAAAACCAAAACAAGGAACAATGCAAGAAAGCAAAAATGGGATACCATTGTGTAAATAATAAAATATAGGGATATAGAGAAAAAGTATGAACCACTGGTTTTGGAAAAAAGAAAACCATCCTACTACTACTACTACTACTACGAGTAATAATAATAATAATACATTGTCCGACCTTCATTTGAAAAAACACATTGTCTATATTACGGACAAAAAATGGAACCATTTACGCGAACTAACCCCTGTGGAATATTATTATAAACACGACCTGGAGAATAAAACCCCACATTTTGGCTTTATTGCCCAAGAAGTGGAGCAATTTTTTCCCGAATTGGTTCGAGAGAATGCCTATGGATATAAAACCGTCAATTATGTCGAACTCATTCCTTTGCTTGTGGGGAAAATGAAAAAAATGCAGGAAGAAATCGATGAACTAAAAGGCAAGAAGGACAAGGAAAAAGACAAGGAAAAGGACAAGGAAAAAGGATAAATAAAATATTTTTACAACCATTGATTTATTTTACTTTTTTTTGTTATAAGGAACATACTTTTCTATTTTTATATGTGGATTTCTATTTATTTTTTCTTTCACACGTATTGATTTTATTTTATATTCTTTTTTATTATATTCTGTATGATAACTGGCGAGTTGTAATATATGTTCCATAAGTCTATGTTTTCGAACATACACATGTATTGACCCCCTATTATTTGCCCATAATACTTGAACATAATATCTCAAATCATCATACACCTCTTGTATAAGTTTATTTTGAATATCTTTAACAAATACAGATACAAAAGGCATTTTTGCTATTTTATTTTAATTCATTCATTTATAATTTTTAAAAATGGATTTCATTTTTTTTTCGGGGATACTACAATTTTTATATAGACAAACGTCGCCACTATACATCCATACGTTAGACAAAGCAAAGCAAGTCCCATCCTATTATCGTATTATCAATATAAAATGAATTATTCATTTTCATTTTTTATTAGATGCCCCAAGAAAGAATATAAAAGTCTGCTCTATATTACATAATGGCTGGAGGGTTATTAAATTTAGTTTCCCAAACTCAACAAAACCTCATTCTCAATGGAAATCCAACGCGGTCGTTTTGGAAGGCGTCATATAAAAAATACACGAATTTTGGTAAGCAAAATTTCCGTCTGGATTATGAAGGCACTCCCGTCTTAAATCTCACCACCGAATCCACCTTTGTCTTCAAAGTAAAGCGATATGCCGATTTATTGATGGACTGTTATATTTCCATGGCACTGCCTAACATCTGGAGCCCGATACTGCCTCCTCAAACAGTTGTTGCCTCCGATGGGACCACCACGTATACCGATTGGACACCCTATGAATTCAAATGGATTGAAAACATTGGCGCCCAAATTATCCGTCGCATCAGCATCACCTGCGGCAATCAACTCTTGCAACAATATTCCGGGCAATATATTTTGGCTTCGGCACAACGTGATTTGGTGGGCGGAAAATTCAATCTTTTTAACGATATGATTGGACAGGACAAGGAACTCTATGATCCTGCGAATTTTGCCCAACACAATGGCCAATATCCGAATGCGTATTATACCTCCAGTCCAGCCGGCGCGCAGCCCTCTATTGCGGGGCGTGTCTTGTATATTCCGCTGGGTGCCTGGTTCAACAATGCAACGACCCAAGCATTTCCCCTGGTTGCCCTGCAATACAACGAGTTGCATATTAGTGTGACCTTTCGCCCAGTGAATGAATGGTTTACCATACGTGATGTCATGGATTATGCCAATGATTATCCGCGCGTGGCGCCCAATTTCAATCAACTCTATATGCAAATGTATCGATTTTTGCAACCGCCGCCCGATGAAACGCTGGGACCCACCTCATATTTGGACACGCGGACCCAATGGAATGCCGACATTAATTTGAATGCGACCTATTGTTTTCTCTCCAATGAAGAGGCGGAAGTGTTTGCCAAAAACGAGCAAAAGTATATATTCAAACAGATACATGAAAAAATATTTTATAATATCACGGGGCAAAACAAGGTGGATTTGGACTCCATGGGAATGGTGGCCAGTTGGATGTTTTATTTCCAACGAAGCGACGTCAATTTGCGAAACGAATGGTCGAACTACACGAATTGGCCGTATAAAGATATTATGCCCGACAATATAGTGCCCGCGCCGACCGAAGGTCCTTATCCCAATCCCGATCCCGCAGGTCCCCCCACTTTGGGTCCGGGCACCAATCCCGACGGTAGTTCGAGCGGTCTCTATATTTCGGGCGTATATAGTCCGCAGAATTTGAAGTATATTTTGGTGGCGATGGGCATTCTATTGGATGGTCAATATCGAGAAAATATATTGCCCGAAGGGGTGTATAATTTTGTGGAGAAATATACGCGCACCCCTGCGTATGCACCGGTGGGTCTGTATTGTTATAATTTTTGTTTGAATACATGTTTAGGTAACATTATGCCAGAGCTGGGACCTGTGCAGCCCACGGGGGCGATGAATATGAACCGATTTACGAATATCCAGATGGAATTCACTACGATTAGTCCTCCTGTAGATCCGTATGCCCAGGTGCTGACGATTTGCGACCCGGCGACGGGGGACATTGTGGGCATCAATAAGCCGACGTGGCGGATATACAACTACAATTATGACATGTTTTTGATGGAAGAACGTATCAATATGGTCGTATTTATGGGCGGAAATGCAGGGTTGCTGTATGCGTCGTAATCGTCTTCGTAATATTGTTAAAATAAATATAAATAAAACTGAAAAATCTTTATTTATATTTACATTGCATTCATTACAACTGTCTAACGTTTATTTATCGTCTTTTATGCCAACTATGATACGAAGGTGGCTTAATTCCATAGGTTTCCACAATGATGTCAATTTCATCATCGTCGAGGTCCATGTCATTGTGTCGATTGTCGTAGGTAGGTTTTAATTTATAATGCGACAATACGGCATGATGCCATTCATTCTCTACATACTCCATTTGTTTTTTCGTAAGTTTCATCAGTTTTGCGAATTTGGATTTTTTGGCTTGGGTGGGTTTCTTTTTACGAGTGGTTGTTTTTGACGTTTTTGAAACGCATTTTTTGGATTTGGGTGGTTTTTGAATAGAGCCTTTGGGGCAACGAAATCGTTTTACTGTCATTATAAATAAGATAGATATTAAAATAAAAATAAACAGAATTCAAAAAATCTGTGTATTATTTGAAGATGAACAAATGAATAAAGATAAAAATCGATGACATCCCCGCAATATGGAAAATGGTCTGGATGGGGAGTTGAGGAGACAATATAAGAATAAATAAAAAAAATAAAAAAAATAAAAAAATTGAGAAGATTTTTTTTATTTTTTAAAACTATACCAAAACAATCAAACTTTAAAATGACCTCCTTTATAATGAAAAACATTCTTCTTCAATATGAAGATTTATCAAAAAAGTCATGCCCCATATGCATGGACGACATCGAAGAAACCACGAAAAACTGCGTAACCACGGAATGCGGTCATTGCTTCCACACCAGTTGTTTAATGCAAAGTGTTGCTCACAACGGATTTGGTTGTCCGTATTGTCGCACGGTCATGGCAGATGTTCCCAATAGTAGTTATGAAGATGATTATAATAGTTTTATTGACGACGACAACGACAGCGACGAAGAAGATGATAGTATAGAAGAAGAAGACAATGCTCTCACGAGTTTTAGAATGTTCCATCAGCGCATCAATGGGGAAGAAGTTGAGGAAGAAGAAGAAGTTGAGGAAGAAGAAGTTGAGGAAAATCTGGAAGAAGAGGAGGAGAATGCACCCAATGCTACTTATGTGGCTCAAAAATTGACGGAACGCGGAATTACATTTGAAGATTTAGTGAAAAATATATTGTTTAATGATGATTTGATCTATTCATGGGATAGCTATGAACGACGAGCCTATCAAGTCTATGGACAATTTAAGTCCATCATTCGACAATACAATGAACAACCACGACAACTATTTCCTCCAACACCTACACCTACACCTATATCCATACCAACACAAACACCAAGACCCATGGATTTTGACGCCCAACCAAAAAATATAAACAATCATAGAACAGAAGTACTATTAGAAGTATAATAGAGATAATGTAAGAAGTTTGTAAACATTACACCGACCGAAAAGAAAAATGAGACAAACTTTCTATAAAAAAATAAAATTTTTGTTATTTTCTCTTCGGTGATGTAAAAGCACCCTATCCATTTTCTGTAGTAGAAAATCTTGGGCTTGTATCACATTTCACGGCTTTTAGCGGTTGGATACTATTATTATATTTGTATTCTCTTCTATACTTTTCAGGTCTTTCTCCTGTTTCAATATAAGAATTAAATACTTTTTGGATGTTTTTACATCCGTTCTTATCACGATTGATACACCCCTTCCTATTATTTTCCATTTTATATGTTAGGATAGAATGTATCTTTCGTTCTTTCTGCTTTGGGTCTTTCTTGAATTTTAAATATAGATTTTCACATAGTTCTTCGGTTTTATATGATAAACAAGATGTTCTAAATTCATCTATATTATATACTTTAAAATGTTCTTGCAATTTTCTTTTTAGTGTTAAGTTTGGCGTTGAAATGAAATTTCTCATTTGTTTTCCTATACTCCAATCACCTATTATAATAATATGGTCTCTGCTATATTTCTTCGTAATTTTATTTACCATATTATCTTCTGTGCGTTTTTTATTGATATAACTATACCATTTGTATTGACGAAATTTTAGTTCTTGATATAAAGGAACTAATGTTTTATTTGCTTTTATTTTTTCAGTAATGTATTCTTGGAATTTTTCTATATTACAGGTTTTAGAATTATGTTTATTTAACCCTTCTTCTATTTTATTAATACCTATTTTGACCTTGTAATTTTTTAGCAATAATTGGTATTTTAATCGTTTTGTTTCTTTCAAATACATTCTATTCGTATAAGAAAAATAATTACCATCATCATCCATCATAGAAAATAGTGTTTTTTTACCAGGGTCAATAAAAATATGTTTTCCTTCTAATTCTTCTTTTGAAATTTCATCTATATAAGGAAATTCTGGATTTTCTTGTTGTTCTTCTTTTTTAGATTTTTTAGGGTTATCTTTATTCTTCAATCGTTTTTGTTTTGCTTGTTCTTTTTGAAATTGTTTCTTATCTTCTTTGATTTTATCCTTTTGTTCTTTGGTTAATCCTTGTAATGCTTTCTTTCCTGCTTTTTTCTTATCTTTCTTTTCTTGTTCTTTTTCTACAAAATCTTTATGTAAAAATCTCAAAGAAGTAGCATATCCATCTGTAATAATGGTATAATCAAAAACATAATTCTTTCTTATTTGTTTTATATTGAAAATTGTGTTCCAAATAAATTCTTTATTTTGTTCTAAACAATTATACAAATATCCTTTTGTTTTATTTTTTGGTTTTCCTTTATTTTTTCCTGATTGTATTTCAGTTGTTTTAGTAATCCAAACATCTAATAATTTTTGGTGTTTTTCAGTATTTACAAATAATTCTACTAATGCTTTTGTATCTACTTGAATGTGTCTTGGTATAGAGTTTGTTTGTATAGGAAAAAACTGAAAGGATTTCCTTTCTAAATTCTCTAATTCTAAACACATAAAAATCATATGTTTCAAATATTTATAAGGTGAAACTTTAATGTCGTAATAATAACTAGTTTCCATAGGTTCGCCCGGAACAATCTTATAACGATATTCTTTTAACCAACTATGATATTTTTCATCACAAGTAAGAGTATTATTGAGTATATCATTTTTAACTAAATTGATTTCTCTGTAAAGTTGTTTCTTAAATTCTTTATTTTCCACAGGCTCGCCAGGCTTTGCTATTTGTTCTTGATAAAAATGTTTGAAATAAGAATTTACAAATCTTTTTACATAATCAAAAAATCTCATCTTAATATTATTTTCAATAGAAGTAATCATTGTAGTAGCGTAGTAATCTAAAATAGATGATAAATTACTACCATCTTCTAATTCAAATGAATTTAGAATTGTAAATTCTTCTAATAAAACAGCATTATTGCCTTTTGGTTTTTGTCCTGACGAAGATTTCATTATTGATTTCATACACATAGAAATAGTGTCTCCTGTAATTTCAGGTATTTCTTGATTATTATGATATTTATGAAGAACCCATAGTCGTAATAAAAAATATGTTTTTGTTGTAATAGCATTTGTTCTAATTATCGCATTTTGTAAGATTTTCATATTTTCCCTAACATCTTTATTATCCTTATAAAGAATAGATGTAATTGAAAGTTTCAAACACCGATATTTATCAGGAGGTTCTTTTTTGGAATTCATCCTATATAATTTATATAAAGAAAATATCTTTAAATAAATATACGCAATATTATTTTAACATGCACCTTCTATAATTAACACAATCTTTACAATTTTTATTTAAACCCAATATATGATTACGACATACCTCAGGTGTTTTATATGATATATTATTCCAAAAGTCTTCTAATTTATCTAATTTATTTTCTGAGTTCAAATAAATATATCCAATTTCTCCATATAAACCCATATCACAACGGCACATAGGACAAAATACTCCTTTATCATTATATATATTAGCCATTTCATAACTGTGAATACAAGATAAATGAAAAGCATGACCACAATCTGTTAACAAGGCATTTTTTTTATGCCATATTGCTTCATAACATAAAGGACATTCTTCGCCTATTTTTATGTAGTGCTTTATTTTTAAATTTTCCTTAACTGTTTTTGGAAATTTAGCAAATAATCGTTTGTTTTTTAAAGTTAAATACAATGTCTTTACTTTTGAAATTTCATGTGATAATATATCGCCAACTATATTTAACGAACTCACTATTAAAAATTCATCTTTTTCTGCATAAGACCATCTATTTCTTTCATATGGATGATAAATATCTTCTAATGTAGTCATATTTTCTTTGTGTTATATCAATTATAAGTATTTTTAATTCAATTTTTTATACATTTGTTTCTATATTCATCTTTTCTTTTCGTTTTTGATATGCTCGTTTTCTATATTCCTTTAATTTTTCAGGATTTTCCTCTTTTAACTTTTGTAGATAATTAGAACCTAATTCCTTATATTTCTCTTTATTCTTTTCATAATATCGTTTATGATTATCCCCGTTTGTATATTTCTTTAATCGTTCTTCTAATTCTGCATTCTTTTTTTTTAATTCTTCATTTTCTTTTTGTAATTCTTCCATTTATTATTATATAATAATTATTTTTAAATAATTTTTTGTATATTTATTATGAAGCAACATACCGAATATTATAAACTAACTGCTGTTATGTATTATGTAGAGAAATACTAATTAAAATAATTACAAATTTATAACAAAATACAAGCATAATGAAATATTTGCTATTGAAACATATCCAAATGTTTAGAGTATAAATTACCTAAACTGAAAAGAATTAGTTATAAATTTTTATTTTTTATAGAAAGTTTGTTTCATTTTTCTTTTCGGTCGGTGTAATTTATGATTTTTTTTCAATTCATTTCACGATTGGTTCGCATTTTCCCGTTTTACGATTTTTTCTGGTCCCTTTTGGACAGCGTGAGACCGATGATTTCACATCCTGTGGTTTCATTTCATTCTGTGGTTTTTCTAATTCATTTGTTGCCAGCTGTGTAGCAAGTTCTCTCTCTCCCTCTTTCTTTTTCTCGCATTTTCCCGTATCCACATTTCTCTCTTCCCCCTCTTTGCATACATTTACACACCTTCCTGTTACAGGATTTCTCTCCTTCCCTTCTTCGCATGCCTTTTTTGTTTTATTGTTGGGTTTTATCATTGTCGGGTTCTTCTTCTTTGTCACAGTCTTCTTTTTCACAACGATGATTTCATTCGGGGAATTTGTTTCGATTTCCTTTATTTCCTTTCTATCATTAATAGGGGAATTATCGCGGATTTCCCCTCGCGACAGATACTCCTCCACGGTCGCCGGTTGTTTTAACGCATCGCGCAACATGGATTTCCCCGCTTCGTTCAAGACGTCCAGCGTAAAAAAGACTTCTTTTTGGGGCGATTGGATCAACGAGAGAGGGGTGGTGGTGGCAGAAAGAAAGGCAAATCGATCCGTTTTCTCTCCATATCCGACCAAAGGGGGTTCAGAGAGAAACACCGTCGGGATTTTATATCGCTGCACCAATAGCCAAAAATCCAATAGACCAAAAGAATAACTTTCAGAAAATAGATAGGCCGACAAGGTCCATTCTCCCGACAACAATTCTCGCCCCCTTTTTCCTTCTTGGATAAACACGCGGGCAATATTCTCCGTCGTATATTTCCCATATTCTTCCAACAATTCCTTTTTCAAGTCATAGACCGAAACCTTTTTCTTAGTATGTATTTTTATCAACTCCTGCAAAATGAAAGGATGGCAATGTTTGTAGTCCGAGTACCGCACCTCTTGAAAATCGGGGGGGAAACACTTTTTCCATACGGGGGAGGAAATCGGTTGTTCTTTTCTCTGGCAATTGCGCCATTTCTCAAAGGCGTCTTCACTTTGACTGAAAAACTCGGTTTGGCTGTCGTATTTTTGGGTGAGCAGGGGTTCCACTTCATCATAGGATTTCTGCGACGCATACTGGTTGGTTTTCATCGGCACCAAACTCTCGAAATATTCTTGGGTGATTAACGATTGCAGCATAATGATCTCATCTTCGGCGACATTGTAGCCGACATCTCCAAAATACAAGTAATTCTGCGGTTTAAATACAAACGAAAAAATCATGGGATAGCGAATGAGTTGGTCGGCCATTTTGCCATAATACATCTTCTCATTGTCTTTGTGGGTAATCAAATTTTTGCGCGGCAATATTAAACGACAGGATCCATCTTTTTTCGTCGTATTGCACGTGTCGCTGCTGACCAAACACTTGTTGGCATCTATCATGGTGACACATGATGTGATGTGCTTGGTGGTTTTGTAATAGTTGGCATCCCCTGTAAATTGCACTTGGTCGCCCACCAATGCCCGCAAGAATTCCTCCACGATTTTCAACTTGTTCGAATAGGTGGTCGCCAGATTTTGCACCGACAATTCAATCTGTTTGCGTATCTTGTTGTTTTTATATTGGTTCATTAAAATGCGAATCGTGTTGCGAAACACGTTATAATATTGCGAGTCCAATCGGATTTTATTCACATAATCGACACGCTGATGGTCTTCCGTGTCTGCCCGAGTGGTCATAATCTCCACCTCCGACTGTTTCATCGGGGTCTGATTTTTATCCACGATATAATTGGCATTTTGCAACGTGGGGAGGGCCTGATGTGGGGCGATTTCATCCGTACGTACGGGGGCCGATACCTGGACAAATTGATTGGTTTCTATAAGTATGCCTACCACGTGCTCGTCTTCCACGACCTTGAAAGCGGGTTCACATGGAATCGCCCCCTTGCTCGTTTGCGCCAGTTTTTTCAAAAAGGAAAACGTGTGGGAATACGAGTGCCATAGACGGAAATCCGTCATCATTACCACATCGCCTTCCTTTTTATCGGCCGCCAGTTGCGATGGATAACAGGGGATAAAACCGACAGCATTACCGACAGCATTACCGACAGCTTTTTTTTTATCGGGTTCTTGGGCGACCACCCCGATGATTTTATTGTGAAAATTCGAGACAATTTGCAGGACAGTATATTTGTAGTCGGCCAAATGCTGCAATAAGGTCTCTAACAAGACGGCATGTTTGGCCTTATAGATGGACGGCAAACTGGAACGTGGTTGACACACAAAGCGGAAAAAGGGTTTGACGACTTTGTTCAAGACGTCGCGAATGGCGGGACTGAGTTGGGGGCTCAATTCGTCGAATTGGGTGATGGTGGTAACCTTTTTTTTGGAGATGGTATACGAATAAATGGGTTCATAGATGCCGTTTCGTTTTACCAGAAGGACGGTGGGTCGGCGCGTATCATACATGTGAGAAGAGTACTGATTGGTTGGACAAACGATTTGCACATTGTTCGTAATGTCGTCGTCGGGGATTTCAAAGAGAACGAGATTGACACCTTTCGGGAAAAAAGCGCGATTGGGGGTGCAGACCAAATCCCACAAATAGGTGTGGTCAATGAGCGACGTGTCGTCCTTCAAAAAGGCGATGAAATTTTCATAGGCACTCACAATTCGCTGAATATATGCCGTGCGTTCGGATTCATTGCTGCCAAAATGACGTTGGCTGGAAAAAAGAGGGGATTTCTCGTATTGGGAGATATCTACGGTTCGACCCGACGACGAGGTGGGTTGAAAGTCGGTCACCAAATTCCCGTTTTGATATTGGACAAAGTGTTCCAAGGGGAGGTGCTGGAGAATGTACTGTTTCATTTTTTCAATGGTGGGGACGGCGGTGGAGGTGCCAAAATACAGCAAATCGGCAAAACAGGCAACAAAGGATTGCATGTCACTTCGTTCTACCCCGTGGCGCAATATACAGGGATAATTGTCTTTGATGTTTTTTTTGCTGTTTTGACATTGGATGCTTTTTTCGTGGAACATTAGTTGGAGCTCGAGGGGCAAATATCCCCAGCGTCCCTTGTCCAAGGGGTATTTGTCGTGCTGTTTGATATATTCGTCTTCTTCTTTGGGTGCTTTTTCAGTCGTTGTCGTCGTCGTCGTTGTCGTTGTCGTATCATTGAGACATTTTTTCATATCCCCAATGCGTCCTAGGGTGTTGTATTTTTTAAAACAACAAGGCAAGCAAAGACCTTCTGGATGTTTATCGGGAACCAGTCCAGGATATTTGGCGAAACCAAAATCGTAGATATAATATCCAGGAAGAACATCCGATTCGTCCGGGGGGAGCACCTTGCCACAAGTTGGATGTTCCAATTCTTTCTTTCCATTTTTTCCTATCACTTCTTTCAATTCGCTGGGGTCAATAATGGTATTGGTTTTTAAACACCAATAGCGGGGACAAATGTAATTGAATTGTTTCTGGGGAGTAGAACCATATCGCACCACATCTTCTTTGCGTAAAAATCCGGGATGTTCTTTTTTTATTTTGTTCAATTGGGCGTCGGTGAGAATGACGGGTTGTTTGCGTTCCGACGAACTGCAGGTTCGGACATAGGAATTGAATTTACCTTTTTTGTCGGCTTTGATAATAAGTGCGGGGTCTTTTTTCTCAATTAATTTTTGAAAATAATAGGGTTTGTTCAATTTCATTCCGTCAATGTTTCGAAAAGTATCTTCCTCATTGTTTTCATTTTCCTCCTCTTCTCCTTCGTCTTCTCCTTCGTCTTCTTCATCGTCACCTTCCTGTTCCTCTTCTTCGTCGTCCTTCTTTCCTCCCTCTTTTTCGTCTTCCTCTTCCTCTTCCTCCTCATCCTCTTCATCCTCCTCATCCTCATCATCCTCATCATCCTCATCATCCTCCTCATCCTCGTCATCATCATAAAATAAATGTAAGGTGCCTTTGGGTTTCTTCTTGTCTTCTTCCTCCCCTTCCCTCACGTCCTCCTCTTTTTTGTCTTTGTCTACCACCTGATCCTCTTCTTGATTATCCTCCTCGTCTTCCTCCTCGTCGTCCCCATAAAACAATCGAAAGGCATTTTTTTGAGAAGATACACTTTTTTCCTCCTCCTCCTCTTTTTCTTCCTCAAATTTCTCGGAACACAACCCTTGAATGTCCTTTACTGGAATGTGTGTCGATTCCACATTTTGGGTTAAACGCACCAAACTGTCCAAATAAATCGGCACGGTTTGCAAATAATGGATATTGTTGATATTCTCCACTGTAACCGTAATAAACCCCGCACTGACATTGAGTTGAATCACCGTTTTGAACCCTGGATTGTCTTTTATTTTAATGTCCGACTTTCGCGCGCCTTGAATGACCTCCAAATCATTCAGCGTATTTTGTACCAATTCCGACGCGGTTTCCTTGTCCAGACCATCTTTGCTATAATTTTCCACCAATTGTTGGATAATTTGACCATAACTCATTTTTTGATTGACCTTGTCCAAGATAAACGCTTCTTGGCTAGTATGCGCACTATAATATTCCACGCGTTTAAATCGCAAATCCACCTGTTTGGCCGCATTTTTCAGTCGGCTCGTCTCATTGATAAACACCGAAGAAATACAATTTTTATACGCACCCATGTCGAATTTCTTCTTCAATTGGATATCCGATTGATACACAATATTTTTGATTTCTACATTCTCCCCATCCAATCGACGAAAGAGAGAAAACATATTGCCGCGTTCCTCCAAAAAATGCTGAATGCCCGTGAGCGCCTGATTTACGTATTTTTTAAATAATTCCTCTATTTTGGCCAAATCCAATGCACGGACAAATTCGGCCGACACGGTGACCGTTCCATTGGAGGCGAGTTCGCATGTCAGAGTTTGAACATTTTCATCGCGCGTTTCCAGATACATGGCCAACGATTTGGTTCGTCCAATGCTGGTGATTTGCCGGTTGATCACGGCTTTGTTTAAAAAGGGTATTTTTCGGCCATCGGTGGAAAGCGTGTTTGCATATAAGCGATACATATTTTCTTGACGTGGATATTCCTCTTTGGTGGACGGATTGTATTTGATGAGGGGGGTGTCTTGGGTGGCATGGATGGTCTTAAATAACATTTCTAGCGGGATTTTCACGTCTAACAGGGGGGTCATTGCCACTTGGATATATTTCACCCCCGATTGGATATATTGCAGGTCCGACTTTCTCGAGCGATACATGTCGTAAAATAAGTTTATCCATTCAAAGGATTTTTTGATTTTCTCTTGGGCCAATCGTGCGGCCTGATTCGTGTTTCGTTGCGATGGAATGTCTGCTGTTTTGACTATTTTTTTATCTGCCAGAGCTGGAAAATAGAGGGACAACCCTTCTTCGGGAACATCTTCCGCCAAACACAGATACAAGGTGTTGTCTACGATTTCGCCACAATTTAAGAGTAATTTACTATTTGCATCGATGATTTGTTTCTCGCTCGTTTCGTCGTGTTCGTCGTCGTCGTCGTTTTGGGTTCGTTGAAATGGATTATAGGTGAAGGGGGCGTCCTCCGTAGTTCCACCCAATAGCATGTCGGACAAATAAGGCGTATTTTCCAATTTCATCTCCAAGAGGTCTTCCAAGGTGGGTCTCTTTTTTATCTTGGGTTGCAGACCGGGAATATTGGAGAAAAAGGTTTCCAAGGTGGATGCCGACAAGACGGATTTTTTCGCCAGACGCTTGTACAGGACTTCGGGATGAAGCGTGATGTGCGTTTGATAAAACAAATACAATTCGTCGGTGGTCACCTCTTTCAACCATTCTATCACTATTTTCTGTTTGACGGTTTTTATGGTGTCGTCCAAATACAGGGATTGTTCGGAAAAATGGACGGGGATTTTCTCTCGAGTGATTTCCTCCAATTCTTTTTTAGAGAAAACCTTGGCAAGGCGTTCTTCTTCTGAGGAAGAGGCATAGTCTTTTCCATAAAAAACACCAATGGCCTTGACACGATGGTTGTTCTCTAGTTGTTTTATTTTGAAAATCGGAATATCAATATTGGGTGACGACGGCATATATATAGTAAGTATAATTATTTATTCGTATCTTTTTTATATTTGTATTATATAATGTCGAATACAGTTGTCAAAGGCGGAGGATTTTTTAGATGGTGGCGCAGATGGTGGAATGATTTTTGGAACAATCATTATGGACCTGTATATGGTTATACCGATACTGTGCGATTGGGAGGAGGAAGTCGTCGCCATAAGAAAAGGTCACACAACCGAACCTATAGAAAATAAGTAGGTCCCCCTATAATAAAAAATTGATTTTGTTTTGATTGTTAGGATAGAGGTATCCCACCTTTATCCTAACCATGCGTCATTTCCGTTATTATCAAGAGGAAGCCAGTCAAGCCATTTGTCGCGAATTGCAAGTTCAAAACCAAGACAAGTGTCTCGTGAAAATGTTTTGTGGGACGGGGAAATCCCTCTTGATGCGTCAATGTCCCATTCATCAGGACAAAAATCTGGTCGTCTATGTGTTTCCCTCCCTTTCACTCATTCTTCAATTTACCCATGATTATCTGGCGGATGTTCCTCCGGACCATATACTCAATATCTCCTCCGACACGGGTAGCACGACGGACCCGGAACAGATTGCCGCGTTTCTGCGTATAGAAGATGCCCGATTATTTGAAGAATTAAGATGGAATTCAACAAACTTAAATCGAAATATAAATATGAAACAATCAATATCAAATATTGCAATGGCCTTTTCTTATAATAATAATAAACGATTGATGAAAGAATGGTTATATTTTTTAGATGGTTCAATGGACAAGGTCAATACAATTCGTTTAGATAATGATAGATTTGATGAATTAGAAAGATTAATTCGAGAAAATACAAACATAACAGTAGAAATCGGGAATGAGATTTTAATTATTAAAGAAAATACAGAAGATTAAGTAAATTAAAAATAGTAAATATGTGTTACAAAGAAATATATAATTCAATTTTCATCTATCTATCTACATAATTCGACCAATCGTTGGACATCGCTCTTATATACGAAAAACGGCATATAACGCACACCAGAACGTCGTAAATTGGCAAACACGTGAATATCTTCTTCAAATAAAATACGATGGTTCAAATCTAGATATATACTGGGTGGTTTTTCTACCTTCATTTGTAGTAAATTTTGTAGAGTAGCTAAATATATTGCTTTATCATTTGGTTGTTTTACAGATTCAAAACTACTTGTATACGAATAAATACATGGGCTCAAGTATTTCATCACTTTGGCTACATCCAGCATCATGATTTGATGACTTCCCTTGTAATAGTTATCAAATTGTAACATTTGATAGATACATTGGTCTGTATCTATTTTTTCATCCAATAAAGATGGATGGTTTTCAACAAACGCATTGAATGTATCCTCACTCTGTTCGGGTAAATCGTCCTCTAGAAATGGGTTGTGTATTTTTTCCAATTTTATATCTTTTATATCTTTTATATCTTTTGTATCCGTTATTTCATCCAGTATATCGGATATAAATGTTACCCCCTGACCCACATATACTTCATCCCCATTTGCATCTTTTTCAATATTTGCATAATCGGCTCGTTTTTCAAATTGTATGGACACTTTGATTGTACTGTCGTTGATCCAATTTCCATCTAGGTCCGTATAGGATATTTCCTTTTGAAAATCCGCAGAACATTTGTCGGGATGTTCTCTCGTTCCTTCTATCGTTCCTTCAAATTCATACCCTTGCATACATAAATACTTTAATACTTTTTTGATTTCTATCCGATTGGTATCCGCATTTCTTGCTTCTCGTTCTTTCTCCATATTTCTAGTTATAAATCACTTTTCTCTCAAAATTAATATCATTTTTTATTTTATTATCAATAAAAATGAAAATGAAAACAAAACAAACCCCCTTATATAAACCATGGACCAAGGCAGAATTATTGAAGGCATAAAATATCTCCGTCTGTGCAATAACTACAACAGCACCTCTTTGGAAGATGCTGTGTATTTTACCTTGCGAGATATTTTTGTGAACATCTCGGGTTTGGACTATTGCATCGAAGCCAATGCATTTAACCGCCGACTAACCAATGATGTTTCATTGGAAGAAAGAACCGACGATTTTCAATATTCAGATGCGCTCTACGATAAATATTTCGTGGAAGAACTTCACAAGTGGTTATCTCATATAAATAAATGGGAGTTTGATTTTGATACATGTCTTGAAAAGGACGCCGATGAAGAGGAAATCGCCCTGTTTTATGACATGACACGGTTAATCAAATTTGAAGATTGGTATGACCCCTCCTCCTCTTAGGTGCATATCTAGTTTGATGTTTTACAACCAATATTAACAACAATTCAAAGGAGGGGGTCATAGGGGGAACCTTGGTTCCCATATTAAAAATGAATTGTTTTTGGATACCTGAAGAAGGTCACCCCCAAAAAATAGAATAACTTAAAATGACGACAACCACTAGAAGCATTTATATTCCGCGCGTGAGCAGATATCATACGGAAGACAGTATCCGAAATGTAATGATGCATTACAATATGGGTACAGTGACGCATGTGGATTTTACGCCGATTAACAAATCCAAGGGATTTCAGGGAGTAGTCGAACCAGGAGCGTTTCGTTCTGCGTTTGTACATTTCTTAACTCTTCATCCAGTGGTGCATCCTATATGGGATGCTATTGAAAAAGAAGTCCCCTATCAATTGGCCGTAAATGAGCGCGAATATTGGATTTGCCTGAAGAACAAAAATCCAGTTTTACGAACACACATGAATATCCATCAAGTGGTGGATAATTGTGCGTATTTGGAAAAACTGATTGTGGCCCAAGCAGCAGAAATCGAGGAGTTGAAGAAGCTGGTTTCAAAAATGGTCTTTATGACAAAGTTCGATACAAATACATCGACTGTTCAACAGAAATACTTTGGACCCAGTGGAAGTGTAGAGGTTGAGAGCGATGATGAGGAATAAGATAAGATAAATATAGTTTAGTTTTGTAGTTTGTAGTATAAAAAGTTGTAAAATAACTTTTTTTATGTGTTCAAAAAGGATGGCATTGGAATCACCCATCCACATTCTTTACAACAAAAACGATATATACAATTTCTATTATTTCTTCTTCTAATCGTATTTTTAGGATTTGTACTTGTTCTTGGACCTCGTTTCGGTGGTTCAACCAGTTGTATTATTATATGGCACAAACGCGTGATTGCCATATATATATTCATTCTTTACATCATACATCTGCATATCATACGTCTGCATTATTATAATAAAGAAATTGTTTTCTTTAAATTCGTTTGGTATGTTCTTTGTGATGACATGCCTCACATAATGTCTTTAAATTCGCCAATGCATTTTTATGAAACGTGGCATTTGGTGTTAAGATATATCCATCCGCCCCCGCCTTTTTTTGCGGCTCCACATGATGCACCTCCGTTCCGCGTTTTTTCCCGCATTTCTCGCAAATGCCCACAATTTTGCTCGCATTGTATTTCGACGTTTTAAAAGAAAGCACACTGGGACTATGGTTCGTGTGATATTTATTGCGGATTTCATATGCCGCCTCCATAAAATCACGGGGCAGTCCAAGTGACTTACACACCTCCAGACCATAGGTTTTATCCCCCGACCCCTCTTGGATTTTACGCTGATACACCAATTCATCGCGCTCCTTGTTATAGACGACCGACATGTGCTTCAGTTTCACGCGTTCGAGACATTGGATTTCTTCATAGTCTACAATTTCGTGCAAATGCGTGGCAAATAGAAAACTACTCTGGTTTGCGTATATTTTTTGAATGCCTGCCACGAATATACTAATCGCACTTTGGGTCTCTGTCCCCGAACATAATTCGTCGCCCAAAATCAAGCTATGGGGGTCGCACAATTGGAAAATCGTACGTAATTCCGACATTTCCACGGCAAAAGTAGACAATCCTTTGAAGATATTGTCGTTTCCAATGATGCGCGTCAATATACTATGATAGGGTGCATAGACAAACGAGGTACAGGGGACATACATACCTGCCTGAGCTAAAATAACGGCAATCCCCAAGGCTTTGATAATCGTGGTTTTTCCAACGGCGTTCGTACCATATAATAAAATGCCGTCGGTTTCTTCTGCACCCAAGACAATATCATTGGTCACATATAATTCGTCCAAGGAAAAACGCTCCAATAAACAATGGCGCAGACCTTTGGCATTTACAAATGATTTCTCTCGACTAGTCACCAATTGAGGTTTGCAATATTTGTATTTTTTGGCGAGAGAACATTTGGTGTATAATATGTCGACTTGAATAATATATTTTACAATCACGTCCAAGGGACCATAATAGTCGTCGAATTTCTCTAAAAATCCATGATAGACTTTGGTTATGAGGGTTTTAAGTGTGATTTTCAGGGCAGATATATTCTTACATAGACTGAATATTTGTGGGTCGGAGATGGAGTAATTCGACGCCGTTTGTTTATCATAGGTAAATCTTTTTTGACCGATTCGAAAATCAAAATGTTTATTCCCTTCTCGTTTATTCCCCTCTTCTTTGTTATACATGAGAGAAACGATTTCTTCCCGTTCGGGAAGTGCCTCTTCTAATAATTTACATCTTCTCTGGGTCAATAAGATGGAAAAATTGTTTTTTTCGGTTTCCCACAATTTCACATATTCCGTGCTCTTACCGCTCTTTTTCTCTCGTTTTTCTATCAAACCGTTGAAATAGTCAATCACGGCGGCCAATTTATTCTCATTGTCCTTCAATTGTTGTGCTTTTTCGTCCAATTCGGCATCAATACCCCCAAGAATAAAATTCGTTTCAAAAGATTGCATCGTATCCACCTCTTGGGCCAGGGTGAGGTCTATATTTTTCTCGATAAACTGCTGGACCGAATGACATGCGTCAGATAAAGAGGTGTTCGCGGGTTGCAAATACTGAAGCAATTCCTTTTCTTCCTTTTCTTTTGGATGAAGGGTGGTATAGATATCTACAATGGTACAGATGGTTTCGTGCAATTGAAGAATTGTTTTTGGCGGCATTTTTTTGAATAGGATTTGCCGTATCCATTTCGAAATGTCTTTGATGGTGGATAAATGAACACTTAAAAATTCGCAGTGAATATCCAATTTGGACGTCATAAACAATTCCATAATATCATACTCCTTCTGCAAAAAGGCGACATCAAAAGAGGGATGCATTAATAAATAGGAAAATTGTCTTTTTCCCATGGGGGTGAAACACTCGTTCAATAGGTGCGAAATACATGAAAATTTCCCCGGTTTCACATTGCCGTCATTCAGAATATTCAATTGTTTCAAACTATGATTGGCTAATAAGAGTGTGTTTTGCTTGTTTTCAAAAATCGGTTCGGCCAAATGATTGACCAGCGGCGGATTGTGTTGATGGATAAAATCCAATAAATAACAAAAGGCTTGATTGGCCAAAGGTTGTGCATACAAGGTATCATAAAAAAAGGGCGATTGTTTGGGGAAAAACGTGGCCAATACTTCTTTTTGATACGATTGTTTTTCGCAATTTTTTATTTTTATCCTCTTTTTTTCATCACATGTTCTTGTTCCCTCCCCCCCTCTTTCTTTCTCCCCTCTCTCCCCCTCCCCCTCGGTATATATTTTATGTATCAAGTCGCATTGAATGCCCGCACATCGCACCACAAACTCCAGCTCTTGTTCTTTTTGCACATTGGAAATCAAGATGACTTCATTGGGTTTATGAATGGAGATAAATCTCTCCAATTCATCATAGATAGAAGGATTATTTGTGATATAGGTTTCTTTATATTGAAATAAATGAGTATATCCAGTATAAATATCCACATTGGCAATTCCAATGACCACATATTTACCCTTGAATTTTTGAATGAGTTTGTTTTCTATATATTCTATCCAAATACAACAAATCGAATTGGAGAGAACGGTGGTTTCCTCCGTTTGAAAATACGTCCCTGGAGAGAAAATCCCCGCTAAACTACGGGTGGTATTTTTTGCGGCTTCGTCTTGTGTATATACGACGGCCGTATGTCCCGCATTTTGGATTTTTTTAATGTATTTATCGATTTGCACATCTTTAAATCCCGCCATCCAGACATTGTCCTCGCCAATGCGTTTGTTTTTTTCCACGACATTCAATTCGCATATTTGAGAGAACTCCAGAATGGTTTTTTTGTTGGATTGCAGACCATATACTTCAAAAAAAGAGCCGACTTGCATCAATAAAATGGTTTTCTCTCCATATTCGGATTGATATTTTTTATTCAGTTCGAAATATTCTTCAATCATATTTCGATATTGTTAATTTATATTACTATATAACTCGAAATCTCTCTAAATGGTTCTCTCAAACGATTATACAGTTTCTGAATCTAATGCATTGTGTAATATTACATATCCATTTGTGTAAAAAAAATCGGCCATTTTATCAAAATTATCGTTCTGTAAATCAAAATGTTCAGACATGTTATATTTATACGTCGCTTGTTTTAAATGATTTTTTATATTAGAAGATAATCGGGTATTGGACTGTCCATTTTGAATCATACCCATTCAAACGCCATTATTATAAAAATAATATAAAAAACAATATAAAGACCTATGAAAAACAATATAAAGGCATAGTAATGCAATTTACTTACATATTGCCCGTCCTAACAAAATTCAACAGGAAACATCTCTGTTTTTATTTTCCGACGAATTGGGATAGGAAAAGTAACTGCGGAAATGTGATTTGTATGATAGGCAAAGAAGAGGAAACATCGCATTTTGTTTGCGACATTTTGCAAGAAAATATGGACATTCTAGTAGGTACCATTATATCGGAGAATAAAACAAATATTGAGTTATATACGTCTATAAAACCGACCTTTACGATTTATCCAGAATGGAATGTACAAATGATGAAAGGTATGTATCAACGACAACAACGGGTGTTGAAAGACGACACTATAAAAGAAAAACAAAACATATTGATTTTGGACAATTGTACAAAGGATAGTACATGGACACATAATACATTAATGCATCAATTATTTATGAATGGTCGTCATTGGAAAACAATGTCGATTTTTTGTATGCAATATCCATTGGATTTATCGGTAGATTTACGTATGAATATAGATTGTATATTTATTTTGAGAGAGGATTGTATAGAACATCGAAAGTGTATTTATGAAAAATATGCAGGTTGTATTCCCAGTTTTGAAATTTTTTGTCAGCTGATGGACCAATATACTGAAAAAAAAGATACGTGTTTGGTCATTTATGTAAATGGTATATATGGTACAACATGGGAAGATATTGTATTTTGGTATGCCATAGATGAAAAAAAATGAAATAAAGAAAGAATATAAAAAGGTATAATATAGTAGTTATCGAATGGCGGAGACAACTGTACCTTTGACCGTACCTTTAACTGTAGTCATTGTAGAGAAAACGGGTGAATTGAAACAATTGTCCATGAAAGATTTCAAGGTGGAGGAATTGTATAAGAAATGCGGATTTAAAAAGGCCGACGATTTTACCAAACAAGGGGAATGGACCATTCCGCTGGAAGATGTATTGTGGCATATTGAAGTGATGGCCAAAGCAGTGGGCCGAGCCAATTCCGAAAACAAATATGAGTTTCCGCCTCCTATGGATAATGTATTATTGTTTGGAAATGCGGTGATTGTGGCAAAATGCGATGGACAATATGCCAATCTGGATGTGGCGACTTGGAAAAAAATATACAATCATTTATACGGTGGATTTGAAAACTTGGCGGATACGGCCAAGGAAGACGAAGAAGAAGAAGATGAGCTGGCCAATGTTCCCAAACATAAAAAGACAAAGGATGGGTATTTGAAGGATGGATTTGTAGTGGATGGCAAAGATATAGATTACCGTGATGGACTGGAGTCGGAATTGAGCGAAGAGTCGTATGATTATGATTCGGATGATTCTTCCGATTACACCGACCGAAAAGAAAAATGAGACAAAATGTAATTATGATTTATATATTTTATAACTATGCTTCAAATAATTTGTTAAATGTTCTTTTGTAATTTTATTTGCTAATATATATTTTATAACCTTGTCTATTTCTTCATAAGTATTTGGACTTTCCTTTTTTATGTAATTTTTTAACTCACTAAAAAACTCTTCAATAGAATTAGTTTCTGGAACTAATCTTAATAACAATGAAAAGGAGGGATCAAAACCTTGATTCCCTATAAAAAATGATTTTTTTATACATCCTCCAACCAACCGATAAAAATGGAAAAATGCAAAATCTACGACGAGATTATCAACGAATGGCACACTCAGTATTTCCAATTTATTTTGGACCATCCAGATAAAGAGTGGGATTGGAATGGATTAAGTCGTAATCCCAATATTACATGGGACATTGTGCAGAAATATCCAGATAAACCTTGGGATTGGTTTATATTAAGCGAGAATATCAATATTACTTGGGATATCGTGCAGAAATATCCATACAATCCTTGGAGTTGGTGTGCATTAAGTAGTAATCCAAGTGTTGCCACTTGGGAGATTGTGCAAAAACATCCAGAGAAACCTTGGGATTGGATTGAATTAAGTGGCAATCCTAGTGTTGCCACTTGGGAAATCGTGCAACAAAATCCAGATAAACCTTGGAATTGGTTTGAATTAAATGGTAATCCCAATGTTGCCACTTGGGATATTGTGCAAAACAATTTAGATAAACCCTGGTATTGGGATGATGTGTTATACAATTCTAGTATTACTTGGGACATTGTGCAAAACAATCCAGATAGAGATTGGGATTGGAATGAATTAAGTCGCAATCCCAGGGTTGCCACTTGGGACATTGTGCAAAACAATTCAGACAAAGATTGGGATTGGTTTTGGTTAAGTGGTAATCCCAGTGTTGCAACCTGGGACATCGTGCAGAAATATCCAGATAAAGATTGGGATTGGTCCGAATTAAGTCGCAATCCCAGGGTAGCCACTTGGGAGATTGTGCAACAAAATCCAGATAACCCTTGGGATTGGGTTGGGTTAAGTGAAAATCCAAGTGTTGTAACCTGGGAGATTGTGCAAAACAATCCAGATAAACCTTGGGATTGGGGGGGATTATGTTGGAATTCAATGACATTGGGTCGTGAAAAATACATACAAGACCAGTTATTTCAACGAGCTACCCAATGGTTTATAAAAAGTGATCTAAAGCGCGAACTGATGGAAAAGATGTGGCACCCTCGCAATATGGAGAAATGGAGTGGATGGGGGTTTGAGGAGACAATGGAAGATAAAGAAGATATCTATTTATTTTAATGGTATATTTATAGTAATGACAACTCCAACTCCAAATATACCCGAATATGGTTTTATTATGACACGACATGTAAATTCAGAAACCACCAATAAATATTGGAATCATTCTGTAAAATGGTTACATTATTTGTATCCTTTTCGACAAATAGTGATTATCGACGATAATAGTAATCCCGCCTTTGTAAAGGCAGAAAGAGACTATAAAAATATCCTGGTCATCCAGTCGGAGTTTCCAGGATGTGGGGAATGGTTGCCGTATTATTATTTTTTAAAGAGACGGTTCTTTCAAAACGCCGTAATCATTCACGACAGTGTTTTTTTTCATAGGAGAATACCCTTTGAAAAAATATCCTTGTCCTCGGTATTGCCATTGTGGTACTTTCATTCGGATACCGAAAATATACAACGAACCTTGTCCTTAGTTTGCCTACTAAAAAATCATTCCGCTCTTTATCAAAAAATATCCAGAGAGACCACCTTTGGTGGTTTAGAAATGCCACAATCGAAATGGTATGGTTGCTTCGGTTCTCAATGCTACATTCATCACGGTTTTCTCTCGAAAATAAACGAAAAATATAATTTATGTGGGGCATTCACCTCCGCGATTAAAACGCGCGCCGACAGATGTTGTTTAGAGAGAATATTGGGATGTATTTTTTTCATGGAAAATACGTATTTATATAAAACGAAATCCCTGCTGGGAGATATCATGAAATATCAAAATTGGTGTGAATTGACGTACGAGAAATACAATCAACATTTTCATCAAATCAAGGGGAAAAAACCAGTGATAAAAGTGTGGTCAGGACGATAAAATCTTCCTTTTTTTTGTTTTCTGCAGATATCGATATTTACCACCATATTTTTTAGAATCTGTCATTATTTTTTCGTATAATTTAGGAGGAAACGAAGTTTGTTTTAATGGCGAAACCCCAAAATAAGTTAAATATTTTTTACATTTTTCTTTATTATCAAATTCATAAATACTTGCACCCAATGATTTAAATAATTGTAAATCATCTTCTGTAAAAATTACACTTTCTGATGTAATTATGGGAGTGTCGGAAAAATCAACAATGTGTGTATTATTTTCATTTAACATTTGAGACACATATTGAATGTCCATTGGTAATTCTTTTTTTTTTATTTTTGTTTCCATTTTAAATGTTCCTGAATAAAAATTAAATGTTATATGTGACCCCTGTTTGATTAATTCACCTGCATAATATAAATTATATTTTTTACATACATTGTTTTCGCAAACAATTCGATGAATAAGCTGGTGATGTTTGGTTCCAATTTCATATAATGTGAATGTTTTTAGGAAAAATACGGATGGTGGATTTTCATTAAATCCTAATATTACAAAAATATAAATCCCATCATTTAATTCATTTACATTATTATATATTGGCAAAGAAGAATTTAGGTTTTCATTTTCATATGGATTAAGGTATACTAAATAATATTTATCATTTAATAATTGACATTGATTGTGAAAAATAGAATATTTATTTATGCTATTTTTTGTCAATGAATATTTGGACTGAGGTATATAATCCATCACCTGAGACAAACCTTTGCGTGTTTCCATATATATTGTTATATGTATATATATTATATTTTGTAATAAAATGAGACCTGAACAATTTACAAAAGAACAAAAAGAAGATGTTGCCCGACAAATAAAACCCATACCCTGGCAAACCGTGGAGAAAGAAATGCAGGCATTGCAGACCTTGGATGTCACCCAACTTTCCCCTCGATGTCGACTAGGCAATAATATCGTGGATTATTTTACCTTTGTGCAGCGATTAGAGACACGTGGTAAATACAATGTTACTTTTTTTGAATTCATCGAAAATTTGGACGAGTTTCGAACGAAGAAATTTATTCAAACCATGTTTGCGTTTTATGAAAATGTTTCTAAGAAAGAAAAAAACAAATATGTTCTGTATAAAAGCGTCTATAATATATGCATTAGTGCAATCAATATTATGAAACCGGTAAATTGCATGGAAATATATAAAAAATATGGAGCCAAACGCGTGCTCAATTTTTGCGCAGGTTGGGGCGGATCTGCGGTGGCCGCGGCGGCTCTCCATTTGGACTCCTATTATGGAATAGAAATCAATCGCGACTTGGAGACACCTTATCAGGAAATGGTGACTTATTTGAAAACCGTTTCTCCCACGACCGAATGGGACATTCGTATTCTGAACGCATTGGAAGTAAATTATGAAGACATGCAATATGATACCGTATTTACGTCACCGCCATATTATTTTATTGAGAAATATGCGCATAATGCAACCTATGAAACGAAATCGGAAATGAATCAAGTATTTTATCGTCCCTTGTTTGAAAAAACGTACCGAGGTCTCTCGAAAGGTGGGTATTATATCATCAATGTGTGCAAAGAAGTGTATGAAGAAGTGTTAGTGAAATTGCTGGGAAATGCGCAAGAAATATTTCCACTGAAAAAATCGAAACGTCAAAATGAATATCAAGAGAGGGTATATGTATGGCGGAAATAAGGAGCCTCCTCGACTTATAAAAAAATGAATTTTTTTTTGTGAAAAGGGGAATAGCACCCAACCAAATAACAAATACATCATGCAATCAATGTCAACGCAATCAAAGTCACGAATGATGAACACCAAGTTTGCCCGCGCAATGAGTGAAGTGGTGAAGGAAGTGTTGAAAGAATGTGAAGTGAGATATGGTGTGGATTGTGAAGAGATGATAAAAGAGTACGAAGTGGAAGAGGTATGTTTGGATAAACCGCCTTCGATAAAACATCCATCAGAGATTGCCTTGGAAGAAAAGAATGAAAAAATACAAGCGAAACAATTGGACACAGAAGCGAAAAAGGAAGCAAAACGCCTAGAAGCAGAAGCGAAGCAGAAGGAAAAAGAAGCGAAGCAGAAGGAAAAAGAAGCGAAGCAGAAGGAAAAAGAAGCGAAGCAGAAGGAAAAAGAAGCGAAGCAGAAGGAAAAGGAAGCGAAACGATTGGCTGCAGAGGAGAAAAAGAAGAACAAAACAGAAAAGCTGTTGAAATTAACTGCAAAAGAAAAAAAATATGTAATCAGTGAATGGCATCATGCGAAACTAAGCTATTTCCAATTACATCCAACAGAAGACAACCGATATGACGACTTGGATTTGACCCAAGCCGAAATAGAGGAAATCATAAAAAGATATGGTATTCAACCACCGTCACATCACTGGTATTGGAATGATGTCACAGGTGCGAGTTTATAGGATAGATAGATAACCCTTTAGTAGTAAGTAATGTTGTGTTGTAGTATAAAAATGTACTGTATAAATAGTAAATTTTTATATCGTGTTGGCTGCCAAAAAATCAAAAAGAAAGGTGAAAAAATTGAAATTGAAAGTGTAAAAAAATCAAGAGACGTCCATGTGTGCGATATGTCAAGTGAAAGAATGTGAAATCC